CAAAAAGGCTTTGGGAAAAGCTAAACGCCTTCCACTTAAGAAGTGCCCCAACTGCTCAAGTCAGTTACAATCTTTCCAGGTAAATCACACACGCTGTACGCAGGTTGAGGGAAATTACAACGTACAATACATATGCCCAAAATGTGAGTACGATGAATTTGGTAAAGTATAAGGAGACATGACATGGGAATAGAAGTAGGAGTAAGTAGATACTTAGGACAAGGATTCTCCGGGGTGGGTTCTTATGGAGGACAAAAGCCTCAGCCCAAGGACTTCAAACGTACCCCGAAGAATAGGGTTCCTGTAAAGAAAAATCAGGGTATACCCCTGCCTAACACTGTGGTGGAACGCCCTGAGACTACGCAAGACGGGTCTTCCACAGCTAGAGGGGACGTTCGCTCTGCGCCCAATATTGCATACATCGACTCTCTCGGTAGAAGGGATGTTTCTCCCACCGCTGTAGGAAGAAGCAGTTCTGGCGGTATTAGAAGTACCAGCAGAGGGGGCACTATTACAATGAATCCTCCGCGCACACTTTCAGCACGGGTCCGCGCCTCCTTTGGTTTGGCTCAACCAACAGAAAAGAGACAGATAGGGACATTGACCACGAGCAGATATTTACCGCCTTCCGACCCTGTGCCAACGTATAAAGGCCCAACTTTTGAAGCCCCTGCACGCGACAAGGGACGTATCAGCTCCCTTCGCAGGACAGCAGCGGCCCCTGGCATACGTAAGCTACGTCATGCCACACAGCAGGCGTTGACCCGGAGTTACTCCAACCCGAACATGCGGCGTATTGCAATTCGTGATGCCTTGGCTGGTTACGGTATGGGCCTGGAGAGTGTGATGTCTGGTGCAGATACCCAGGCACGAACTCTGTATGAGCAAGAATACGCGCAGTTACAGAATGAAGCGAATATTAACTACCAGCGGGAAGCCCAAGTAGCTGCCACACAGTTTCAAACAGCGTGGGATTCTTGGATGAAGAGCGGAACTACAGAAACAACAACCACAGCCGTATATGAAAAGTAAGAGGAGTTTAACATGGCTAGATCAAAAACAGGTACAGAAGTAAATCCAGACAATAACTTCGGGGCCAGGTCTCAATTTTGGGACGATTTTCAAAGTAAAGCAAATGCTGTGCCCGGTGCCTCCTCCATACAGAGTAGACCTCCTCAACAGGTCACTCCAATTGCCTCTGATACAGGAGAGTTTTTTGGTCCCTCAGAACTACGTGGACCGGATAACCCTGAAGCTCCCTTTGAAATACAACCCGTAGGTCCGGGACAGGGAAATTGGCTAGATGAGGATGGCAACACTCGGAACGCTGAAGGTGCCATTATTTCCGTACCAGGCTTCGGCCCTGAACAAGGCATCTACGAAGGTGGTCAAGCTCCTGCAGGCACGTTCGGTGATAAGCCTACGTTCGTGGACGAGACCACTGGAGCGGAGATAACCCTGCCCACAAAGAAGCTTCAAGGTGGAATGACTCAGGATGATTTCCGTACAGCCCTTGGTATTGACGAGGAAGCCCTTAAAGCAGAGGGCTTTACAGATAAGCAAATAGCACGCATACGCAAAGCAGGAGAGACAGGAAAGCCACAGCCCATCATTGATGCAGCAAAAGAGCGTGTCCCGGAGCAAGCACGACTACCGGACTTCACTGCAAGGGGAAGGAAAAGCTTTGAGCAGAATGTCTTCAACGGAATGGGAGGCAATCCCTATGCAATCAATGTGGCGGATGAAGTGGAAAAGAGTAGTGCCCTATACCCGAAACTCTTTGACGCTGTTTTCGGCAAGGGCATTCTGTGGCGGGATAGAGGTAGGCTTAACAAGGAAGAAGAGCGAAGATGGGAAGACGCACAGAAAGCCTTTCGCGCACAATCCTCCAAAAGAATTGAAGAGAATAAAGAAGTCAAGATAAAGGCCGTGGAAAGAGCTATGGCACAGTGGGATCGCAAATCCAAGGAGTTTCAGGAGTTGATGAAAAGACGCGTCACTGCGGCTGCGGCAGAGAAGAAAAGCACAGCTAAAGAAGAGGCCGCAATGAAGAGCGAAGAGTCAAAGAAGGAATTGAAACAGACACAGACAGTTCCTCAAGCGCATAAAAGCCTGGAGAAAAGCCTGGTTACTAGAAATGGTATAACAGGAGAGACTCCAAAATGGCATATTGCAAGATTCAATCATGCCAAGACCATGCTGGAAAGCATGAGACAAAAACACCCCGACGCAGATTTATCCACTCTGAACACCAAGATACGTGGCGCATTGGAACATGTGGAAAAGGTGTTAAAAGAGAACAAGGCCAAGAAAGGCGCTGACATTAAAAAATTAGATGAAGATTTCAGGAGCACATATGGCTACGTCCCAGAAGACAGATAACGATTACGAAGGGTTTGACTTTGGTTTCGACATGAAGGAAGACTCCGCGCTAAGCTATGAAGGGTTTGACTTTGGCTTCGAGGATGCACCCGCACCCGCGCCTAGCTATGCCCTCTCCCAGACTACTCGCCCGGACGAGATGGCCGGTGTGTATAAGTTTGAAGATCAGGATGAATACTTCCTACACGAGCCACGAAAGATGGGTGGACAGGAACTAAGCCCCGGTTACGTCAAGAGATGGTCCGCTATGGAGCCGGAGATCAAGATGTCCCGTATCCAAGGCGCTGTGTTGGAGTCCGATTCTATGGGTCCGAAGGCTGATGCTGCCATACGGAGCCTGTGGGACGAGAACAACGACTTCAACGCCGTAGCCAGTGGGTTCGATGCTAAGGTGAAGTCAGGGGAAATAGAAGACTTCTACCTCTCTGTAGGCGGGGAGTACGAGGACCAGCTTGCAGATTTCAAGGCCAAGACTGGTCAGCTTACGTCCCAGGAAGCCTTGTCAAATATGTGGGATAAAGAAGCCTTACGCTTACAAGCCATAGATGAAGAGCTTGGACCTCTCGACTCCGAGAGTATGAAGAAACCCGATTGGAACCCTCAACGTGCTTTAGGTGCCTTAATTGAAGGAACCAAGAGGATGGGGAGGGAATACTTGCAGACTATGCTAGGCCTTGGTCAAGTGCGTAAAGATCTGGGCCTGGAGGACGGCGGTGTCAGAGAAGCTCTTTACAGATCTATACCTGGATTTGCTGCTACGTTGGATACGTTCGGAATTAAGCCGGAAGATGAAGCAAGAACAGCAGATGCACATAGAATTATTAAAGCACTGGAAAGCTCTCCAGAGTTCAAGGGTCCGTCTTCAGGTTTCTGGGAAGACTTTGTCGGCATGATGCCTATGGTTGGCCTTTCTCTCCTTTCTTTTGGTACAGGGGCGCTCTCTGCTAAAGCGGCAGGTACACTAACTCGTAAGGCTATCGGCTCACTTGCGTTAAAGAAAGGCGCTGGTGTGCTCACAAAAAAGGAGGCCAGTAAACTCTCCCGTAAAGCAGGCGCAGATGTTGCACGTGCGGCAATACTTCCTTTGATTGTGGGAGGTACCTATGAGAAGCTCCTAGCACAGGGCGTGGAGCCTCAGCGTGCTTTGACAGCGGGTTTAGTTAACGGTGTTCTACAGGCGTCTATGGAGGCTTGGGGCATAGGTTTTGCCTTAAGAGCGGTGGCCCCTAAGCGTTTGGTCGGTCAACGAATTAAAACCATGCTGGAAACTATGGGTACAGAGTGGGGAGTAGAATTCCTGCAAGTAATCCCAGAGGTATGGACGGAGTTAATTGGACTCAACAAGGATGACACACTGTCAGAGCATTTTGCCAATATGTTCAGCAAGGAGACTTTGAATAAGATCAAGTCTCAAGGAATACAGGAAGGCAATGTGGCTGCAGTAATGGCAGCTTTTATAGGTGGGGTTAGTCTTGCACATCAAACAAGACGTTATAAAGTAACAAGTGGTACTGAGCCAGGGAAGAAGGGTAATAGCTTCCTTGTAGACGGTAAGGGTAAAATATATGAAGGAGTCAATGCGGATCTAAGGGAATTAGCCGACAATTACAATCTTACCGTAGATGACGTGAGGTTCGGTGGTACAGTCAAGGAAGGCGACAAGCCTTATGACAACATCACACATGTATTAGACCCCGCTATAGGTGCGCTTGAACCTGCTCCGCCCACTCCGACAGCCACTCTGGACGAGATACTGGCAGATGAAGAGGTTGTTGAAACTGGAGGCGAAGAAGGCCCAAGTCCCCTGGCCAAGCTAGCGAAAGCTGAGACCAAAATAGCGGAGACCAAGGAGGAGTTTGTCACCGCAGACCAAGCTGTTGAGGTTGTCACCAAAGAACTCCCCGAGGCCAAGCTGGAGAAGGATGCCAAGCCTATGATGGGGCTACAGACTTTCACTTCTAGGGCCAAGGATACCGACTTCGATGGTGCAACTTTCTCACTACCTCTTGACAAGATCACAACAAAAGATATAGTCACTAACCTGCAGGACTATGCCACCAAGAAAAAAATCAAACGGGAAGGGGCAGTTATATCTAGGGATCAGGTGATAGCGCCCACCTATCAGAAAGCTATAACCGTCGCCCTTGCCAAAGGAAAACAAAACCTGACCATACCGGACCCCAGGGCGAAAGATGTAGTTCCTAGATCTGAGCGTATTGCAATGGTGCAGATCGACTTCAAAGCCACCAGAGCAGAGACGGATCAAGCCGATCCTTACTTTGACAAACTCTACTCTAAAAGGGAAGGATACAACAAGTCCGAAGATTTCTGGGAGATTCCTACATGGATATCTGAAGGAGCTGCCACATTCCCTAACTCCGATGTAATCATTGCCCGAGATCCCAAAAAACTAGCTGAACAACTTAACGAAGCCGGATACAAGCTTGTCATGTTCAGCGCAATGGATGCTAATAAGGAGTCTATACGTGAGATAGCCAAAATTTATAAAGGCAAAATTATTGTAGGTGGCTATGTTGACAAGGGTTATTTTAAAGATCTGCCCAACGTGGAGTTTCGATTATCCCTCCAAAATGCCGCTAAAGCTGAAGGTATACCATATAAACGAGGTGTTGACAACCGACACTTCAAAGGCACTAAAACTGTACCCAGACTGTGTTCTGCCAAAGGGTGTGCGCATAGCTGTGCGTTCTGTACTGTAGGATCAAATGTGGAGCCACTCACCCAGACCAATATCGACAAACAGGTAGAGACGTTTAAAGATTTAGACTTCACCCTTGTCTACATGGATGATAAGACCTTTGGGCAGGCTCCCAATTACACTTACCTGGAGGAGCTATACAAGAAGCTTAAGAAACAAAATCCCAAATTTCAAGGTTTCATTATACAGACAACTGCCCCGCAATACCTTAAGTTAGACCCCGAATTCTTAAAGAAAGCCGGGGTCAAGTACGTGGAATTAGGCGTGGAGTCCTACAATGACGATATCCTGAGACGACTTAAGAAGCCCGCAAACAGGAAACTCATTGACAAGGCCGTGGCCAAACTACGTGAAGACGGAATCGCCTTCATCCCCAACATAATGAGCGGTTTGGCGGGGAAGACCAAGGATGGAAAGATATGGACGGAGACCACAGAGACCTATCAGAACACTCTGGACTTCCTTAAAAAGAACAAGGACATAATCTCTCACGTTAACATATACAACATGGCCGTGTACGCTGGTACCTCCATAGGAGAGCAGATATCAGAAGCCACTGAGACTGACGTAGATGAAAACATTATATCCCGGTCCTACCTCAAGGATAAGAAATTACACGAGGGATTCTACACAAAGGTGCTGGCGTTCGGTAGTGAGATGCTGGATAAGACTCCCGTGTTTAAGGAGGTTTCAGATGTAAAGACTAAGATTGAAAAAGGCGTACCCGCTGCGGGTGCGGATAAATTGTCCCCCAGTACCAGTCACGCCGACGTCATGGTCGCTATGGAGACCCGCAAGATACCCGAGATGAAGCGTGTCATGCAAAAGGCACTGGAAGACTATGACACGAAGAGCAAACGTACAGAAGTGGTTGTGGACTCCTTGTCCCCTTCCAAAATGCTCCCTCGCTTATACAAGAAGTATCGGGATGCTGGCATGACCAAGGCGCAAGCCAGAACAAAGGTACAGAAAGTCTCTGGCCGTTATCAGACTGCATTCGACGAGGTCAGTCAAGGCAACTTTGAAAGTGAAATGGTGTTTGCAGCTCGCAAGATTCCCGCAGATTTAAAGCGCGTCATGACTGGCTACGTCAAAACGGGAAATCTCGCCTTCGGTAAACTGTACGACAAGCATATAGCCAAGCATGGGAGCAAATTATCCCTACACGCAACGGCGCACGAGAACCCCTTCGTCATCACATACGACGCGGAGAAGAAAGCCGGAATTATACAAGGCCCTGTCTCCCTACTCAAAGCCGCTGGCCACAAGGTAGTGGAAACAGACAGAGTCTTGAAACACCCTATTCGCGGTGAGTCCGTGATTAAGGAAAAGCGTGTAACAATTGATGGCGTGAACTTTCTCATCATTAACGCCCCTATACTTCCCCGAGACCCTGCGCTGCGGCGTAAGATGATTAACGCTCTGGTGGAGAAGAACCTTTCAGCGTTGAGTTGGTATAAGAAGTGGCACGATGACATGATCAAGTTCGAGAAAGCTGGTATGTCGCGGGAAGACATTGTTAAGAACATTAAGATCCAAGCAATCAGTACCGCAAACAGGAACGTACCTTCTGCCGCAACTATAGCTGCCGGTGCTGTTAGAGATCTGGAAGCAGGAAAAGAAGGCAATCTAGGAGGTATGAGCGAAGCCGCAACTAAAAAGGCTCGGGAGATTTGGGAAGGTAAAGAAACACGTGTCACGATGGAGGACCGTATCAGTTATTACGGACGCAAGATCGGGGCAATGGTTCACTCTGTCCTAGATGAGTCCGGTGAGTCCATCGTGATTGACCGACACATGGGACGACTCTGGGGATACAATTTCACCTGGACCCCCCAGGATGTTGCAGGCGGGTTTAAAGTCACCACGGCTGCGAGCAATGAAATCATAAGCGACATCATACAGGCACGCGAAGATTTAATTGGCAAACACCCAGGCATCACTAACTCCGATGTCCAGGCAGCTCTATGGTATGCGGCAGGGGTTGAGATCCCCCGCGCAGGTACATCTCAAATAACCGAATTCAACCATGCCATACTTGTGGACCCCGTGAAACGTCTGGGGCGCAAGATGCTAGGCCTGACAGCGGAAGAAAAGGGACAGAAAATTGTCCACTTCGCACGCGAAAATCGTTTCGTGATCAGGGGAGCACGGGCACCGCGAAAGCTGACGAGCAAGGACAAAAGACGCATGTTGGCATTGCGCGACAAGTCTTCCAGTTTCATTACACCCTTAACCGGGCTGGAAATTAAGGAACTCACAGACCTCTCAACCGCTGCGGAAGGCGACAAGCCACATCCTTGGTCAAGGAATGACGTGCTAAAGCGCATGGAATCCAGCACTGCAGACAACCCTTACGTCCAAATGAGCTACTGGTACAGCGGCAAGACTAGACGTGAGACCTTCTTTCGCGGCAAAGTCCCCAACATGACCACTGTGTACGAGAACGAGGTCTATGACGGCGACAACGATGTCCTGGGTTACATTGGTGCAGGCATACAAAAAGCACTACTGGACCCTCGTGTCCTGTCCGGGCAGCTCACTCTCAACCAGGTGAAAATGAACGCAATCGCCGGACTGATACAGAACTCACAAGCATACAAAGGCTTCACACTGCCCACTCCCAACGGACCCATCTTCTTCATGTTTGATGAGGTCAAGGTGGAGACGTTTACCACTGAAGCTATGGTCGCGCTTAGTGACGTTGTGGATGTCACAAAGGCCTTGCCCGAGGATGTGGAAGCATTGGAGGCTGTTGCCTCACAATTGTTGCCGGACCTCGTGACCGACCTGCGCAAGCGGTTAAGTGTGTACCCTGTGGACATTGTCGAGACCAGACCTACTTTGGCAAAATTCGATAACTACACAAGCGGGCAATTGGAGCACGGTCTGTCCGTTACGTTGAAAGGTCCACTACCTGCTGTGCGTGCTGCGATGGCAGAACTGGTAGGCCTGAGCAAGAAACAAAATGGTGTGATCATCCTGCACACGGATGCTAACCCTAATGGTATTTACGTGAAGATGAAAGTAGATCCCAAATTTACATCTGAGCAGCTCCATGATAAGTTGACAGAATTAGGCGTGAAGGAGTATAACAGAGTCGTCACTTCGACTGGCATCACTCTGGAGCATTTCATTCCTTTGAAAGGGATGACCAAGGAAACGCTGGAGAAGGCAAAAGCTGTCCTTAAGGGTCTGCAGTCAGTTAGTGTCCAGGGTTCTGAAACTTTTACCCCTATGCATGCAGAAGTGCTTGGTAGTTGGGAGGGCACAGAAGAGTCCCGTAAGAATTACAAAAAACACATTACAGCCTATGAAGGCAAAACAAAAGGAGAAGCAACTTATGCCGAAGCAGTCAGAGAAGGAGAAGTCCACGAAGCAACCTACCAACAAGCCGTTGATGCAGCTTATGGAAGAACTGGGCTTCAAGGAAGAGAAAGCAAAGCCGGGCCAAGTAAAGGTGTTAGTGTTCCCCTCGCCCCGTCACGCAAAGGAACAGGGCCGAAAAGAGTTATAGATAGCACGGAGTTTAAGAAATGGTTTAAGAAGTCTAAAGTAGTAGATTCCAAAGGTAAACCTCTCGTAGTGTATCATGGAACAGATGTTGTATTTGATACCTTTGACCCTGAGATAAGCGAACTGGGAATGCACTTTGGTTCTTCCGCAGTGGCCTCAGACAGAGTAGACATTGGGAAAAAACCGACAGGTGAGAGTGTAATACCTGCATATCTCAGTTTACAAAACCCCTACAATCTTGTTACTGATATTGGAGATTGGAATGACATGGGTATGCTAGAGGAGCATCTTGGACCGACTAACGAAGGCCCTTTCACTGCTTCCGAATTCTCAAAGTTTAAAGACTCCAACGATGTGCGTAAAGCAATGCTGAAAAAGGGGTATGATGGAATTCTATACATTACAGAATTTGAGGCTATAGGAACTACAGATGAAATCAGGCAATCCTTTATTGCTTTTAAACCTGAACAAATCAAATCCGTTTTCAGAGATAAAGGGTTCCTGGGGTCTGCCAAATTCGCATTACGCCGCGTGTTCAAAGGCAAGGTCACGCCGAAGCAAGTTGTAGAAATCTCCGAACTGATGAAGAACCTGCCCCAATGGTTCAAGAACGCTGGCTTCGGCGCAGAGTTGCAGGACCGGGTCACAGTGGAAGGTCTGGACGTACTGACCCTGGACCCTAAGCAAGCGGCCAAGAGCATAGTGGACCATGAGAAGACCTTGGGCAGACCCCTAACCGCCGAGGACATCCTAGGCAAGACCACCTTCAACGGTATCTACGCCCAGATAGAACTGTCCAATAACGTGGACGACATCGCACACATGGAGCGTGCTCTATACCATGAGCTCTACCATGCCTACAAGCGCATGCTGATGATACCTGCCGAATGGCACACAAAGATGACTGCACTGTTCGGCTCAGAAGAGGCCGAGGCAAACGCTTTTGCTGACTATATTGTGGATAGTAAAAACGCCCAGTACAAACCCAACTGGCTCAAGACCCTCTGGAAAAAGATGTTGCGCCTCCTGAACATCACGAAAAACGGTCTGGAAGGGAAAGGTTTTTCTCGGGCTGCGGATTACTTTGGACAAATCAAAGTCGGCGCGTTCCCCATACGTCAGAAAGAATGGGATGGCACATACTACACCATCATGGGTGAGCAGTCGGAGCTTGCACAGAAGGAATTCCTGGCAGGCAGCAAGTTGGAACAAGCCAGAAGATTTAACGCCATTGAAGGTGCGGACGCTGAGGGCATTCGGCAACGGACAGGATGGTGGTTATCTCCTGATGGCAAGTGGAAGTATGAAATCGACGATAGTTCTGGCTCTATGACGAAGGGATTAACATGGAAAAGGAAAAAATTGGGAAGTAAGAAAACATTCACCCATAATATATTGCGCAAGGTTTTGAATCATCCTACTTTATTCAAGGCCTACCCGGAACTGGCTAATATCCCTGTATTTAAAAACCTGAAACGCGGAGGAGCCTTTGGTGGGAGCGTCATACAGTTCGACGGGAATTACGGAACCTTGCTCCACGAGATTCAGCATGCAATACAAGCAATTGAAGGCTTTGCTCGCGGCGGTAGTGTTGAAGGCATGCTGGAGCATGGAGATAACCCTGAAAACGCTTTTACAGCCTTAAATTTCATAGACGCCGCTACCCGGACAGGATTCTCTTTAGAGGAGATTTTTATCGCAAATAAGAAATTTGCAACTCCCAATGTGCAACGGCTCGCCAAACAGCACCAAGGTGATCCTGCAAGGCTGCGCTACATGATGAAGCAGGTTTTCGAGCCCTTTCAGGAGTACCAGAAATTATTGGGCGAGGGAGAAGCTCGGTCTGTTTCTGCCCGAGAAGCTTTCGACGTCTACCAGAGAAAAGCACTCAATAGTTTCCAAGGGGGAATTTCCACAGATGACTTGATAATTCGTTTCCGGCCTTCTGTACAGGATGTCGCTTACGCAGAGCAAAGCGCTCCGGGCTCCACGTCAGAACAAGGCGACACACTGTACTCTGTGCGTCCAGGCTCCACGGTGCTGGCTCAACATCAAGGCCATGAAATAGACACCTACATCAAGCAGCAAGGCATCACGGGACCTCTCAAAGACCTCTGGGTAAAGCACGTTGGTGACCCCGTCTGGAAGTGGGCAAGCCATGACCTGCCCCTCAACCTAGGAAAAAAGTCTAGGTTTGTGGAAGCTGTCAACAAGGGTATCATCACCGATTACGGGAAGTCTTCCCAATTCATTGCACTGCGCGATGATACCAACTTCAAAATAACCCAATACCGGGCCAAGGCTGAAGAGCTTGCGATTGCAATCAACGCCCTGACCCCGGCAGAACAGGTGCGAGCCTCACAGATTATCCAGGGCTCCATCACCACACAGCATGACAAGTACAAGCACGCTCTCGAAGCTGCAAGGGTATTTCAGCGCCTGGAATCAGAGCTGACGGGTCTGGGTATCTTGGGCGCGGACAATAGGTTCAAGCAGCTCACACGTAAAGCCATTGCGGACAAATTCCGTGAGATTGATGCGATTGATGCGGAAGTCAAGAAGATGGAGAAACGCCTGCTGCCCACTGTCAAGACCGAGAAGGTTGTGAAATCCGTAACTAAAGTATTGGAAAATGAACTTTTATCCGCCACGGAAGAAGTTGAAAAGGGCAAGTATCGCACAAAAGTGAACAAGCTAACCCAAGCCAATGAAGGTCGAGTGCATGAGGCTCTCATGTCTCGTGGCTTTACAACTGGCGAGGCAGACCTTATGATTTCCGCCATAAAGGATTCCGTTTCAGCTCTCGAAGGTGAGACCGGGGATACAGTATTCATCACTAAGAAGTTTCAAAAGCATATGATTACGACCATGTTGGAAAAGATGAACACAATTAAGTCTTTCCACCCTGCCGTGCTCCGCAAAGGTAGAGCTGCTATAAAGAAAAAGATGAAGGAAGAGCTGAAGAAGCGCAGGGAGATCCTAAGTCGCATTCAAACTCACTACACAATGTCCGGCAAGCACTACCTGCTCAGGGCCTATGAGACCATTGAGGTGGAGAAGACCTTTATGAACCGTCTTACTGGCTGGCTACGGGGTCGTCCCAGAGCTTCGCAGAACTTCACCAAGCAAAGAAAGAACCTGAACGCCGAGTACCGCAAGACACTGGGAGAAATCACCAAGGCTCCGTTCCTCGTCATGAAAGGCATAAGCCAAGAGACCCATGACATGGAACTGATCCGCATGTTCAACACCATAGCTGAAAACCAGTCCTGGTCAATGGACGCCAAGGCATGGAATGAAATGAAATTGCGCGGAGAGCCTGTGTTTGAAAACGTGAAAGGATGGCTACCGCTGCCCGTCACAGACAAGCTTGGCGCATTGTCCGGCATGATGGTGGACAAATTCATCCATGATGACTTGAATGAAGCAGTTAAGCAAGTGAATGTCTTGACTAAGAGTTGGGATGCCACGTTGCGACTGTGGAAAACGGGGAAGGTTGTTTACAACCCTGCGGCTCAGGCACGTAATATAATGTCAAATACTATCCTGGCCTGGGCTGAGGACTTAGCGCCCTGGCGTGGGGATATCTATGCAAGAGCTGCTATAGATATGTATAACAAGGACGGTTATTGGAAAGAGGCCATGACGACACCGCTGCTTGGAAATGAATGGTCTGGGGTAGAGGTAACTAAGTTCCTGACCGATGCTGCCGCGATCAAAGGCGGAAACTTCCTGGCCAAGTCCAGTAGCCTCGTGCGTAAACTCGCGGACAAGCCAGGGCAATCGTACCAGGCAATAGAGCAGTTCTTCAAGCTTGCCGTGTTCATTAATGCCCGAAAGAGCGGTGCATCCATCAAGGCTGCAGCCAAGAAAGCTGAGGAAGGCCTGTTCAATTACAGCAAGCTACCCCCTGCTATCCGTTGGGCCAAGCGTTGGTATGCGCCCTTTATCACGTTTAGTTACAAGGCTATGCCTCGTATGGCACGCATGGCAATACGCACACCTTGGAGGGTTGCGGCAATCTGGATGTTGATGCTCGCTGCCGAGGGAATTTCCCGGCGCGTCAACGGTGAGAGTGAGGAGGAAGCGGAGAGGGAAAAGAAGGTCTTACCTGCTTATATGCGCAAGAGCGTGTTCCCTGGACAGTTTTCCCACATGAAGCTTCCTTACAAAAGCGACGATGGCAGGTCAACAAAGTGGCTGGATCTCTCCTACATCCTGCCTTGGGGTGACGTGGCGGAACAGTGGGGACAATCCCGCATAGCCTTCCGTCCCTTCTTGCCCAACCACCCTGTCTATGTGTACGCTGCAGAGGTGGCTTTCAACGAAGTCCTTTTCACCGGCCAAGATCTCACGATCAAGGACGTGGATGAGGGAGGGGAATACATGAAGAAGCTGGCTATGGAATTATGGCGTCAGGCAGCTCCAGGCTTGGCCCCAGGTTCCTTCGGGTTCAATAAGCTCATATCCGCCGCCACAGGGGATAAGGACTTCGCAGGGCGTGAAAGGAGCCTCACTGAGGCTATATTCGACGTGTTCCTGGGTCTCAAGATCCGCTCCATTGATTACAGCGTGGAAAGGGCGAACAGGCTCCGGAGCTTTAAATACCTGATCTTGGATATCAAGAGAGAGTTCCGTAGCGATTACAAGAAGTTAATGCGCTCCGGCTCCTCGCAGGACAAGATAAGGATACGCTACCAAAAGATCTACAAAAGAATGAATGAAAAAATCGACAAAATAACCGAAAAGGTACTTGAAATAAGATAGCTGAAAACTTATTAATAGCTCAATAGGAGATAAATCATGGCAGGAAGAATAGAAAATAGAATAGACACCTTCCACTTTGGCGGGAATGGAGCATTCAGTTTCGCTATAGATAATGCTGCACTGACGGACCAGAGTATTAACACCGGCAAGAGTGAAAGACGTGTCAGGTTTACAGACACCTCCACTCCTATGGTGGTTGACTCTAATGTATTCATTGACAACACCACCAATTACGATGGCTTAAAGAGAGTCGCTGCAAAAGCTGCCAGTTCCTTCGACATCGTGGCTCCATTCACTGCAGAAACCACGTCTTCCGCCACGGCCAATGTTTGGCTGCAACAGGAAAACGATTGGAAGTTTGTTGGCTTTGAGATCCACCTCAATTCCGCCAGTGCTACCTCGGAGAATCTCACAGTCACCATTGACTCCGGCCTCGGAGCTGCTTGGGACGTACTGGTTTATTCCCAGGACATGAACACCGTACAGGATTTACTCTACTACCCTGAGAAAGAGATCCCAATGGCCGCTGCTGACATTCTCAAATTTGCGTGGACCAATACCAATGGAGAATTGTTCGGTCTCAAAGTCAAGTCCCGACAGGTAAACTAGAATGCCTGCCATAATAAATGGCAAGAAGACGCGACGCATTAGAGTGAGTGTTATAGCCAAACCAAAAACACCGCAGGTTAGGGAGTCACTAAAGCAGCTATGGAAATCATTAATGGGGTGGAGCAAGACGGCGCAGTAACTGCTGAAGCCGACATAGATGGTGGTACTATCGACAATACTGTGATAGGTGGTACCACCCCTGCCGCTGGCTCGTTCACTACTATCAACGCTAATGACACATTAGATATGAACGGCAATGTCATCACTGCCGTCGATGGTTTACACTATACCTCAGCTACAGAATTAACCATAAATGCAGGTGCTGTGACAGTCACTAAGTCCCATCATAAAATAGCTAATGAAGGTGGCGCTTCTGATGACGACCTTGATACAATCAACGGGGGCAGTTCAGGAGAAATTATATATATTCTCCCTTCAGAAGACGACCAGACAGTACGCATACGTAATGGTGTAGATAATATCTATACGAAACATCAAGTAGAATCTAAGTCCTTCAACTTCTCATCCCCAAGCGGTTCTTCAGGCGTATTTTATTCTGGCGGTTATTATAATTGGGAAGCTCTTGACGCTAATCTCAATCAAGGTGCATTATCAGTAACACACAGTGCTGCCAATTCAGCCTCTGCCTGTCACATAGGTATAGTTGCCGGGGGAGTAGGCTCTGTAAATACTGGAGTGATTAAACTTACAGTCTCTGGTACGACAATAGATGATGAAGGCAATAGAGCGACATCCCAGACGATTGATCTTGTAGCAGACATAACCACCTTAGCTACGAACCAGTATGTAGAAACCGTTGAGAAGTGGATAGGTCAAGTCACGATAGCTTTAGCGGTTGCCAGTGGCACCCCTGTCACCTACAACCTAGACTTTAACTATGGTTGCTCTAAGTACGAGGATTTCGGAAACCAAGCTTTCTCCATAACTGTACTGGAATGCGTTGGACGTGCTGGTGCTTCTGACACAGGATTTAATTTAAGACTATTCCATCACAGCACGGCAGATTGGACTTATGCAGAATCAGGTTTTGTACCTGGGGGTACAGTATTAGCTAACATGAGTACAGACTACAGCACAGAACAGGACTTAATTAATGGAGAGTCCTTCGCCTATAAAAGAATTGATTTAAACACAGATGTAGCAGGTAACACCACAGAAGGCGTGGTCTTAGAGGTCACAACTGGTGCAAACAAATCAGTTGAAAGTATGGATATACATTTCGGAGTACACACAGCACCCAACTTTGCTTACATGGCTACGACTAAACAACATTTAGTGTTCATGAAGCATGGCCCTAACTGGCTCGAATTATAACAATATAAAGAGGAGACATATGATGGAAATAATTGACGGGAAATTACAAGATGAGGCTGTAACTTCTAACGCCATAATCACCGGGGGGACAATTGACGGCACTGTGATAGGTGGGACTACGCCTGCTGCAGGGACGTTCACAACTCTGAAAACTACAGGTGCAGTTATATTCAATGAAGCTGGCGCTGATGTAGATTTTCGGGTGGAAGGAGTAGGGAACGTAAATGCTCTTTTTGTACAAGGTAGTGATGGTTTTACTGGTTTTGGCACTAATACCCCTTCTACTCTTGTAGAATTGAAGATTACCAATAATGATGCTCACCTTAACATGCTGACAATCACCAAAGCAGATACCAGTGGAGTGAGTGAGCATTCTAATGGTATATTGTTTAAGCACGCATCTTATAATGGTAATGGAGCTTTAGTATATCCTACAGCTCAAATAAGCGGAGTTGTTGAAGCTTGGAGTGGAGACATAACAAACGGTGGTACTGGTGGTTTAGTATTCTCTACTAAGGCTGCATCTACATTGGACCTTGTAGAACACATGAGAATAAGTTCCAAAGGCGACATAGGTATTAAAACCAGTCTTCCATCCTACATTTTAGATGTAGCGGGTAACATTAACCAACGATCCTATTTTTGGTGCGAAGATTTCGACTACGAAGCTGCTGCTGTAGAATTCGAGTCTGGATTACAAGCAGATGCTTGGGTTACAGCCGGTACCAATTATGCGTCAGGCAATGTTACATACACTGCTGGAATCGGTGGAACATTAGAAGCCAAGTGTGCAGCCGCAGATAATGATAGTGTGATTATAACAGGATTGGCTAATATCGCAATAGACTCTAATCCTGTATTAGAGGCTCGTATCAAAATAGATGACATATCCACAGCTTTTTTCTGTGTTGGCTTCGTGGAAGGATCATTTGTGGATAAAACCACCCCTGATGATGATATTTTTGTAGTAGGTATTGATTCTGATAATGCTCACGGTTTTGGTGCTACCCAAATAGTTTCTCTCGATAATGATAATGGAGGAGGTGTAAACTATGATGACATGGGTGTGGTAGCTGCTAATGGTACTTACATCAAAATTAAGATAGATCTAACTGATACAGAAAAACCTCGTGTATGGATTAACGATTCTGAAGTTGGTATAGCAAGTATTAATGGAACTGTCCAAGCTGGTATTACCGTATCCCCATATATTATGGTACAAAATCTCACTGGAGGTGCTATTCAACGCGCTGTGACCGTAGATTACATTAAGGTGTGGCAAGATAGAGGATAACAATATCTTTGACTCCTTACTGATTGGAGAGTATAATCATCCTATGAAATCAACCTTCTACTCCCTGCTACTTCTACTCTTTGTGGCCTGCTCCACGCTCCCCACTCCTTTACGAACATTCAGGCCCGTGTGCCGTCACACTTCGGTACTCTCGGCCTTGACGTTCGGGGAACACTACCCCGTGCGCATTGCTGTTGGACCCACTCCACGCCGCCACGAAACTGGCCCTTACAAAGGCCTGTTCATCCGCCACGCCCAAGCGCAATACTTCAATGAGTACCGCCGTTGGGTGTGGATCTCCTTCATTGACGGAGAAGTTGTTGAAGCGCCACAGTATGATTTCATACCCAACAAATATATGACAGTGCAGGAATTTATGGATATAGAAATCCCCAACTTTAAGGAGTAACTCACATGGCTTTAGAAGACATGGTACTCGGCAGCGTTCACGAATTGCTTATTGAAATCAAATCTCTCAAGGATAGGGTTCAAGATATAACTGACAACATGGAGCACAAGTTTGACGACCAGGTCATTACAACCGTTAATCACTCAAGCGAAAATATAGACGCAAAAACTCAAAGCATTTATGACCGCATAAACAAACTCTCTGACCAGAGCGACGTTTCCTACTCCAAGCTCCTCAAGACTCTCACCGGGTCCGAAGGCATTGGGGGCATCAACACGAGACTCGAAGCCATTGAGAAACGCTTTCAAAGTCTCACCACCTATACCTCTGCAGCGATCACCAAGATTGAAATCCGGCAACGCAGATCCCGTATCGGTACCATTGTAGCCTTTGTTGTGCAGGCCATAGCCTTTTGTGCCTTGGCTCTTGGCAGCATTGGATAATTACCTTGACTTCTTCGGGCCGCTATGTTATAATGGCTCTTTCCTCCTACGTTCCGGGTGCTTACCCCCTCAATGGCACCCGGGGCGTTCCACTTTATAAGGAACTTAACCATGTTCGATAAAAAGACAAACAATAAAGAGGAAGTGTTGAGTGCTCTTGCACTATTTAACCAAAAGATTGATTACCTAAAGCAGGCTTACGAAAAAAGCACGGCTGCAAATGAGGCTGACCACGCAAAGCTTCAGTCATCCTTATTTGGGTCTGAAGGAACTGGAGGTCTTAGTGCACGAGTAGTGGCACTGGAGGGGAATTCTCACAACAGTACTAAGAAAATCACAACCTTGGAGGGCAAAGTAGATGGGAGAAGAGGATTGATATCTCGTACCGCACGTGTTGAGACCGTGCAAAAATGGTGGCACAGGGGGTTTGTCGGTGCGCATTTATTGCAAATCACAAGCCTTGTGTATAAGGCCTTCGGGAGCATAGGATAATATACCCCGAAGAATCTAAACAACTTTAAAGGAGGTAGTATTATGAAAACATTTAGAGGAGTAGGAGTAGGTATCTTGTTTGCTGTTTTATTGTTTGGTGGAGGGGCGGGAGGCGTTGAAGCTGCCAGCACCACTATTGTAATCCAAGAGGGTTCCGATCCTTCCAAGGACAAGAGGGGGGAGTTGTCCCGCACCACCTTTGTGGAGGGCAATGAGATCTACATGCAGCTCTATTCCTCCATCACGGTTGGTGACCTAACCAATATGCAAAAAGATCTCTCCATATTGTACGCTCGGAGGGACGCTAATCCTGAACGTATCAAAATAAACCTGTTTATATCTTCTCCGGGTGGCGATGCCTTTTCCGGTTTGGCCTTAGCTGATCAGATCAAACGCGCCCAACGCCTAGGATTTACAGTTACAGCCAGTGCATCCGGTCTTGTAGCTAGCGCCGCAGTTCCGATCTTCGCAGTCGCAGATACCCGTATAGCCGCACCAGGTACTATATTTATGGTACACGAAGCATCCTTATGGAAATGGCCCGGCAGAGAAACAGCTTCCGATATACGGTCTCAGAATCGTTTGATGGGTTTACTTCAAGAACGCTACATTGCTGTTCTAGCCGACCGTTCAAACCTATCCGTGGAAGAGTGGATAGAGAGAGAGCGTACCACCACGTGGTTCAGTGCCAAGCAAGCTAAGGAGTGGGGCTTAGTAGATCTAATTCAGTAATATGCTACTAGCACAGATAGGGATAGTTGTATTCGGAGTTCTTTCAGTGTGGTTCGTGGGACGCAAGGAATCGTGGAGTCGATGGGGGTTTGTTTTCGGCTTATTGTCTGAACCCTTCTGGGTCTATGAGACCATCAGCAAAGAACAATGGGGCATTCTGGCTTTGACATTATTTTACGCTTATGCTTGGGGCCAAGGGATATACAATAATTTCATCAAGGGCGAGTAACCCGTAATTGGTAGCGGTCGAGACTGTAAATCTCGTGTCATTGACTCAGGAGGTTCGAATCCTCCCTCACCCACCATTTTAATGTAGCGGAGAGGTTGTTGGTAACCTGACAGGGTTCATGTCCCTGATTCAACGAGGGTTCGATTCCCTCCTCCGCAACCACAGTCTGTTGGTCTAGCGGTCAAGACGTCGCCCTGTCACGGCGAAGATCACGGGTTCAAATCCCGTACAGACTGCCACAATATCTGGACGTAGCTCAGTGGTAGAGCACATGCTTGATAAGCGTGAGGTCAGGGGTTCAAATCCCCTCGTTCGGACCAAGCCACATTTGTTCATTGGTAGAACCTCTGTTTTGTAATCAGATGAAGTGGGTCCGATTCCTACATGTGGCTCCAATTATTCCTGAGGGTGTAGCTCAGTGGTAGAGCGCGGGGTTTTGATCCCTGATGTCGCGGGTTCGATTCCGGCCTCCCGCTCCACAACATAAAAAGGAGGATACATATGCCTTACATTACAACCAAAAATTGTTATTACTCATTCTACGTTTCCTGGGGTCAGATGGGAATGTGGCGCTCTTGGATAATCTGGCAAGAAAACTGTATCTAAAAGGAGGAAATAATTTATGTTACCACTCATTCCCATTGCCATATCCTTGGCTGCGAAATTCGCTCCAATGATCCTTGGCAAGCTTTTTGGAAGTAAAGCGGAAGACACTGCAGAAAAAGTGGTAGACCTTGCGTCCGCCATAACCGGCGAAGGAGATCCCTCCAAGCTGGTAGCCAACCTAAACCTCAGCCCTGAAAACACTCTCCGATTTCAAGAAGCGACAAACACCCTCACACTTCAAATGGCCCAGGAGGATTCCAAAAGACTGGCCGTAGTCAACGCAACCATGCAATCCGAGTCGATGAGCGGATCATGGATGCAACGAGCCTGGAGGCCGTTTAATGGGTTCCTTTTTGGTCTCACTATTTGGTGTGATTACTTCCTATTTCAAGTCCTGACCGCCGCCTTTAAAATAGATATGGACATTTCTCATGTCCCCATGCCTGTGTATCTCCTGTGGTCTACGGTGCTTGGCGTTACGGCCTACACTCGCGGCAAAGAGAAGATAGCAAAGACCGGGAGCCTCGGTAGTATCCTGAACTTATTCACATAAGCGCTTTTGCCTTGACAACTCTGTCCCCGATGTTGTATAATGGGGGATATTGTTGTTGCTATTCAATTAAAAGGAGGAACAAACATGAACAATAAAGTTATTTTAGTTTCACACAAGCAATTCAAGGCGATTCTAACAGAAGTTAAAGACACTCAAGAGAAAGAAAAGGGAACAAACGATGAAGAGAAGGAGATACAGTCTATTTCTACTCTTGCAGGAACACAGATCATACCTGTGGAAGGTGTCAAAGATGGTACTGCGGTTCTTTGTGAGTCCAAAGCTACAATGGAAATCGGTGAGGATATTACGATCAAAGGTCTCTTGAAACTGGTGTAGAGAAATTAATAACTATCACTTTGTGGTATACTTATTGTACCACATTGTGGTAGTTATAGGGTTTGTCACTGTGTCACTGGTCACTGTGTCACTGGTCACCATGTACAAATTTTTGGGGGAGTATTACCCATCATATTTCTTTATAAGAAAAAAATTTGGAGGGAAAATGGAAAATCTTTCAAGGAGGGAACCGGGAAAGCGTGTTGGGGACCGCATTCGCACTTTCTGTGAAACGGGTCCTTTTGACTGGGAAAAATTCCGAGAGTACAAACGTAAAATTAGAAACGGGGAATTTCGACATTACAATGAAGAGATAATTTATGAAGAAGAAATGTTGATTTGCAGATTTCGACTTCAGAATTACACTGACCCGAGATTTGCGAAAAAGAGTACACAGGGATTTTACGCAAAACGGTATGAGAATATCAATCGTAGGTTAGATATTTCCATTAAAGGAGTTCATACGGAAAAGGTGCTTAGCAAGAGGAGCTTGGAGGAGAAAAATGAGAAGTTGAAAGCGAACAAAGGAAAGCCAAAATATGGAAGTATACCTGAACTAGATGAATATAAGCTGGATGTTTCTATAGGAAAATATGCCTCCAGTGATTTGACTGCTTTGAAAAGGGAATTTGATCTTATAAATCATATTAAGGACTTGGAAAATGTGCAGTACACTGATAACAACTATTTAAACCAACGCTGGAAGATGTTGCACAATCATATCTATCATCCTAGCCCCTGGTTCCGGGCAGTGGGACGTAAGCAAGGGTTTCTTACGCAGAAAGAAAAGGTGCTGTTAGATTCGTTCAAACAGCAAGATGCAGAGAAAAGAGCACAAGGTATGGAGGTTCCGTATGACAAACGTGAAAGATATTAACACCGGGAAGGATATGGAGGACACGAATACAAAGCAACAATCCCACGGTGTGGATGAGTCACTATTTCACATCAAGAGCGTGGATGCAAAAGGGCACTCCACACGAATGCAGTTCCGTTGCCCTAATCAATTCCCTGCCCAGGTGGATGAGATAATACAAGCTAAGAAGTTCCCGTACAGGTCAAGTGGGGAGCTGGTGAGGCACGCTTTGATAAATCATTTCAAATGGATGCAGGACGTGGAGCCCGGGTCTTTCTATACCAACCTGGCTCAGGCGGAAGTGATTAGGCGGATTATGTACGACGATGATTTGGCTTCCAAGTTTCAAGAAAACCTCGACGGGCTCGCTGCCAGAGTCGCTTATTTCATAGGCAGAGGAGCGCGGGGGCAGGCTGTGAGGGTGGTGTTGGATGTCCAGAAGGCACTGGAAGAGATGCCAGCGGGTTATTGGAAGGATGAATATGCAAAGGAACTGCGTGATAAGTACGGGGAATTGATGGATAAAACCCCCAAGGCGTTATTCACAAACATGGAGGAGGATGAATAAAATGTACGAAGAAATCATACAACAAGCAAGAGAACTGTGTGAGAAATTCATTAAAAAAGTTGAAACAGGGCAAGCGAGGAGTGTGGAAACTTATGCAGATTGTAAGGCTCTGCTGGAACGCTTGAATGAGATAGAGTGTGAACACTTCTGGGACATAGATTTTCGCACCTCTAGTGTAAAGTGTGTTAAATGTGGTGAGCGACAATGATTGAGCGCATAATTCACGACGATGACGTAGGGAGGCATGCCGATATTCCCAGGCTCCTGAAGTTTGACGGGTTTGATTTCTGGATACCAGACCATTTGCACTTGTGGGAATCCCCCGCAGTAGAAATGCAGGACATAAAGTCTTTGGCGGACCTAGATATGGACATGTAGCCCGCTCAGGCTTCCATCCTGATACGCAGGAGCCATGAACACCCCCAAACCCAAGAAAGGGGCCGCATTTTGCCCTCACGACGATTCTCAGGCCGCTGAGAGGCTTTACACATTACATCTTTGGATCACTTTTAAAGTGGGAGGATTAAGTTATGCTGCACAAACCTTTTGAATTACCGCCTCCGCAGGCTTTTAATATGCCGGAGAGATATACAGAGTGGAGACCTTTCCAAGACTTAGCTATATTGGAGATCGTTGACACTGATAAGAGATTTATAACCCAAGTCTGTCCAACTGGATTTGGCAAGTCCTTGACCTACGTAGCCGCCGCAACCCTGCAGAGGGGACGTGGGATTATCCTAACCTCCACCAAAGGTTTACAATCACAATTAATATTCGACTTTAAATCAATGGGTGCCGTGGATATCCGGGGGCGCAATGCATATCCTTGTTTATTGCTGAATGACGGGAGCCGGTGCGATACTGGTCCGTGCAATGCCGGGATACGATGTAAGTTGCGGGATAGCGGGTGCTCATATTTTGACAAGGTAAAGGAGGCGTTGAAAGCTCCTCTTGTTATTTCCAACTATGCCTACTGGATGACATCGAACGCCTACGGAGACGGCCTGGGGAAATTCAACTTCATGGTGTGTGATGAGGCGCATGATACCCCGGACACAGTGAGCAGTTTTTTGACTGTCAAGCTGAGTCGCACAGATCCCTTGATAAAGCCCATACTTCCCTCCAATAACGAGATCTATCAGATGACGATGCCGATGTGGAAGGCCTGGGCCTGGGATCGTGGCAAGGGGGTGGGGGTTGAAGTGGATGCCCTGGTGGATTACATTAAAGGTGGGGGAGGGGATCAAAACGATAGGTGGAAGCTGTCCAGGCTGAGATCCTTGTTGCAGGATCTTGAGACATTGGCAAAGGCAGATGAGGACGATTGGGTGTTGGATGTGGATAAGTTCAGCGCCACGTTTTGTCCCATCTGGCCCAAGGCATATTGTGAGAAGTATCTATTTCAGGACATTGAAAAGGTGTTGTTGACCTCTGCGTCTGTGAGAGCGAAGACGATGGAGTATTTGGGTATCGCCGGGGAGGAGCTTATTATGAGCGAGTACCCACATATGTTCCCCGTAGATAGAAGGTTGTTGATTCACATACCAACCATACGCCTCAATTTTCGCACTACCCCGGAGGAAATGCGGGTATGGCAGCGGAGGGTGGATCAGATTATCCGGCCAAGGTTGGATCGAAAGGGGATAATGCATACTGGCAGTTATATACGGCGGGATCTGATCTTGAACAATAGTAAGTTTAAGTCTAGTATGATCACACATCAACGGGCAGACACGGAGCGCAGAGTGTTAGAATTCAAGGACAGCATGCCGCCTTCAACACTTGTGAGCCCGTCAGTGACTACAGGGTTTGATTTCCCCTACGACGAGTGCAGGTATCAGATAATAGGCAAACTCTGTTATCCTGATACACGTAACAAGATCACGGCGGCACGGGCCAAGGATGATAGAGATTATGCGCCATATATCGCCATGCAGCAACTGGTGCAAGCGTGCGGAAGAGGGTGTAGGGCGGCGGATGATCTGTGTGAGAACTTCATTATCGACGACAACATAGGGTGGTTCATGGAACGATACAGTAGCTTTGCCCCAGACTGGTTTAATGAAGCATTTGTGGCTAAGGGGGCGATACCGCCGCCTGCAACTTTATATAAGGGGGAATATCATGACGATAATATGTAAAATTTGCGGTACAAAGATGTACTTCGTAAGGGAGGATAAGGAGATTTGTTATGATTGTAAGGGAATGATGGAAGCGTTCGAGGAAATTTCTAAACTGATAGACTTTAAAGAGTTGGGTCCTATTAAGATTTTCGAGATAGGTTATAAGGCTGGATATGAACAGGGCGCAGAGGATAACAGTACCTACTAAGGGAGGGGAGAAATAATTATGCTAGAAGAATATGAGAATTGGAGAGGGACAGAGATGCAAGTAGAGAAGTGCAAAGATTGCGGTGTAAATATCTGCATATTGTACAGTGAGGATTTCTTTCGTTGTAGGGATTGTCACGCCACACTTTGCTCAACTTGCTATTACGAAGAAAAGTGTGATGAGTGCATTCAGCAAGCTTACCAGGAACAAAGCTGGATAAAAAAACTTTGGGATAAGATCCTACCTTAAGGAGGGGAAATAACTATGTTGAATCTAATGTGCGAAGACCTGGGGGGTAACCTTTTGACTATGGAAGGGTGTGTGGATTGCAAGGTAAACATCTGCATAGCTTCCTATGAGAGGTTTTTCACGTGCTTGGAGTGTGGCTGCGTGCTTTGTGCCGCATGCCACACGTTGACGGATTGTGACCGCTGCAGGCAGCGAGCTTATCAGGCTAGGCAGCAGCGTCCTCTTGACAACAGTGTATTAACGCGACTCAAGAAATATATTTTCGGCAAGGAAGAAAAAGCTTGACAAATGGCAAATCATTATGGTATAATGTGCCTTAATGTTTAGAGAGACGTTCGCAACCGTTCACAATTTAAAGGAGGTAGTAAACATGGCAGACAAGAAGTACGCGAGTTTTAGTCCCGAGGACATGACGCAAGGAGGGTTAATCGACGACGTGGATGTCGAGATTACCGGCGCGGCATTCGAGATGTACGATTACAACGGATCACAGCCCATCCCCGTCCCTGTCCTCAAAGTGAGTTATCGGGTGTTGGAGGATAACGCCACGTTCGATGACTACCAGTCGTGTGGTGATAAAAATACCTGGGTACCGGATGATGAAGGCGAAAGGCTTACCGATATCAGCCCTGGTCAAAATGCCACGATCAAAACCAGCAGCAATTGTGGGATCTTTATGACTTCCCTGGCCAACGCAGGGTTTCCGATGGACAAGCTCGACGGCCCTATCAGTGTGTTGGCAGGTATGGAAGCGCACGTTGTCAGGCAACCGGCCCCCGTCAGAAAGGGTCTTGATGAGGCCAAAACCAATGACGACGGTACCAAGAAATTCCCCAAGACAATCCTCGTGATAGAGGAAATCAAGGTTCTGCCTTGGGATGCAGAAGAGGGAGAAACCCCCAAGAAAGCTGCGGGGAAGAAGGGAAAGAAAGCCCCCGCAAAGAAAGCCGCAGGGAAGAAAGCCTCCACAAAGAAAGCTGCTAGCGGGGAGGCTGAAGCTGAGGCGACGATTTACATCCTCGGTCTGCTTGAGAAAGCTGGTGATGACGGCGTGACAAAGAAAGATCTGCCCCGTCATATCTTCACAGACCTTCAGGATGATCCGAATCGTAACGCCATAATCCAGATCACCAACGGTGACGAGTATCTTTCCGCTGGACCCTGGAATTTAGAAGGCGGTGTTTTGACTGCGCTGAGCACCGACGAGTAAAGTTTAACCCAGTGGGTAAGTAGGCAAGTGTTGGAGGTGATAGGTCAAGGGTATGCAAATGTGCCGAGAGGTGGAGCTGCCTGACTTGTCCTACAATCCCACGCTCCTCCGAAAGTGTGCAGGGTCAAAGTCTCCTGGCCCTGCTCACTTTTGATCCTAATAAAAAAGAAAGGAGGGTTATAATGGACATGGATATGGATAAATTGATTCAAGTGGTTGGAGATGCAAAATCTCAAACAGATATGGACAATCTGCTCGTAACAGTAAATGAAGAAGGTGGCAAGGTTAATGTTCTGCGCGGCGGAAATCCAACAGTAGCAGCAATCAACCCCGTCCCCCCGACAATGGAAGCTGTACGCAAAGCACCGAACAGCGTGAAGAAAACACTTCTTCCCCCGTTAGGCTATGTGTTTGCAATAGGGCCACTGGTCTACGCAGTCACATATGTTAATGAAGGGAAGCTGAGATTCAGTGCTGTGTTGCAACATATAATCGATGAGAGTGACACGATTCTCGGGCCGGATGGCCAAGCAGCGGACAAAGGTGGAGGTGTAAAATGAAGCGAACGCTTACAGTAACAATCAGTGGGCATTATGATAATGAATCTTATTACGAGACAATAGCATTGCCTTTACGAATGTTGGATGATGATCCGATCCTTAAGGGTGCAATGGTTGCTAGTGCTGTGTTGGCATTAGAGCTAACATTGGACAAACTTGCGGAGGCAATAAAGAGGAAGGGCGAGCCAAATGGAGGTAAAAAACATGATAGATCCTGAAGAGGGTGCATGGATTCAAACTTACACAGGGAGGAAATTCCATTTCGATCTGGAACATCGCTATCCTGAGCAAGAAATAAGCTTGACGGATATTGTCCATTCCCTATCCCAACAGACCCGATTTGTCGGACATACCGAAACCTTCTACTCTGTGGCAGAGCATAGCATGTTGGTGTCGGACATGGTGTCGGATAAAAATAAGCTTACGGCCTTGATGCATGATGCACATGAAGCATATACCGGGGATGTCAATAAGCCTTTTAAAACTCTGTTACCGCAGCTCAAAATCTATGAAAATCAAATAATGTCAGATATTTCAGCAATCTTCGGTCTTGTTTATCCCTTCCCTGATGAGGTGAAGCTTGCGGATAAGGTGATATGTCAACTAGAACGCGAGCAATTGTTCCCCCAAGAGCCGTATCAAACTGCAGGCTCCAATGAGATATTGGAATCCTTGGAGTATGCCAGGATGAAAGATCTCGAAATACGTTGCTTGTCACAGAGCCACGTGGAGCTGTCATTTTTCCGCTGCATCATGGCTTGTAAAAATTGGTGGTGTACTTAGGATGACAGAGAAACTCAAATTAGCGGGGCAAGTGTTTGGCCGATTGTTAGTATTGGAAGATGCCGGACACCGGAATAAGAATGGAGGAATGAAGTGGCCCTGCTTGTGCGAGTGCGGTAATGAAACGCTTGTCTTTGGCCCCGATTTAGTGCGAGAAAAGGTTAGGTCTTGTGGATGTCTCATGCGAGAAACAACAGCGCAGAGAAACAGAGATGCAGCAAAACACAAGCATACTTCCAAAGGCGCTATTTCTCCTACATATTATAGCTGGATGGGCATGCGGAGTCGTTGTAAAATAAATCCTGAACACAAGGATTATTCGCATTACAAAGATGTCACACATTGTGACAGGTGGAAGGATTTTAGAAACTTTCTCGAAGACATGGGCGAGCGTCCTGGAGGTAAAACCCTTGACCGCATTGACCCCTACGGAAACTACGGACCAGATAACTGCAAGTGGTCTACGCCGCTTGAGCAACGACATAACAGGAGGTCATAATGGAATGGGAATTGCTAGATCAACCTTTCATACCAAAGACAGGTTCAGGAGAAGACAGAACAATGGGCGGCGGTGTTATCCACCTTACTGATGTCATTTATTCCCTAGAGAAGGCAATGGGGTGGGAATATCGTGGACACTGGGGTGAAGCGCAGTTAACGATGAATCTAGGTTTTGTCTGGGAAGACGTACTAGAAGAGACCTTGAAAGAACGCGAGTGTGTTCGACCTGGCGAAGTGTGGAAGGATGATATTGTAGGTAGTCCTGATGGTATGGAGCCGGACCCTAGAGGAGAAGCAGGATTAATACTCACTGAACTGAAATTCACTTGGAAATCAAGTAGACAATTGCCAGTAGATAATTGGCGATACATGACACAAGTTAAGTCGTACTGCTTTATGATGGATTTAAATATAGTTATCATGAGAATCATCCACATCATGGGCAACTACAAAGGTGGTGGGCCAGAATATAAAGTTTATCGCATTGTGTTCACCGACGCTGAGCTGCGGGAGAACTGGAACATGATATTGAAGCAACGGGACAGAATGTTGGTTGATGGTTGGGGACAGGAGGATAAATAATATGATGGATAATATACGAGAGTTGTTGGATCTTATAGATGTGGTAAGGGATCAGTTCAATCAATTGGATGAATACAAAGTAAGCTTCCCTATAATTTTGGATTTCGAGAAAGAGGTTCTAGGGGAGGTTATTACTGCCTGGATAAACAAAGAGAAGGAAAAACGTTCCAACACAGTCCCAGAGATGACAAAAATGTTGTTGAAAGTCCGGAAGCTATGTGAAAGATTGCTGCGCATTGGAACAGCGAAAACGTACAAAGATGCTAATAACATTCTGAATACAATGAAAAATTTGGGGGTGTGAGTTATGGCGATAATCAACGCAAGGATAGAGATTACTGGTGTGTTTGGTGGAGAAGAAAGTAGTGACACCTCAACAGTTTCTGCGAATCTGTCTCGGGAAGTTCTTATCGCCCCGAGGGATCTTGCAGCCATAACGGACGCTCTTATGCTCCATCTGCAACAAATGTTAAAGGAGGGATACAAACATGACGCTGGATAAAAAAACAGGATTCAAAGTGGCCGATGCCGAGATCTATCCCAGGCTGATAGTCGCTATGCAAGCAAGGCAAAAGTGCGGTAAGACACACCAGTCTCTGACCGCTCCCGGTGACACGGCGTTCTTCAACGTGGATGTGGGCCTGGAAGGTGTGGTGCATAAGTTTGCGGACCAGAAGATAATATACCAATATGATGTTAAAGTGCCCACGGAGAAGGTTGAGGCTACCGTAGAGTGGGAAGCGTTCAAGATTGCATACTATGAGTCTTTGGCTGACAGCTCCATACGTACCGTTGTATGGGATACAGAGACGGAGATGTGGGAGCTGATACGTATGGCTAGGTTTGGCAAAGTCACGCAAGTCATGCCATTGCAGTATGGTCCGGTGAACAGTGAGTATTCCAAAATGATCAAGTCGGCTTACGATGCCCGTACCAACTTGATCCTGATCCGCAAGATGAAGAATAGTTACATCAACAACGTAATGCAGAAAGAGATGGTGCCTATGGGATATAGTGGAGTTTTGGGACTAGTGCAGGTCACTCTGGAGCTGTATAAAGATGAGGGTATGTTTTGCATGGAAATCGTAGACTGCCGTCACGACCCGGAGCTGGACGGGGAAGTTTTGCCTGGACCGATGTGCGATTTCAAACAGATGGCGGTGTTGATTGTGAAAGGTACCACAGTGGAGGACTGGGAATAATGGATAAGATACTGGAAATTAATACAAAGAAGGGTGTGCCTATACGGTTCATGCAGAAAGAGGAACAGTTTGGCATTATAACAGAGCTGTATGTGAATGGGAACCTTGTCATAGACACGCCGGAGGATTTGAACGCGCTGATCCGACTTTTAAAATGTGGCGCATATTAAGGAGGGGATGAATTATGAAGATGCTATTATCAGGGTCTAGGGTGTTTGGTGGAGCAACGGACGCGAGTGATGTTGACATGGTTGTCATGCAGGAAGATGTCGCAGATTTTGAGGCGAAGCTTATCTTGCAAGGCATATACATACGGCTTTCAAGAGACCAAGAACGGGTTGATTATAACGGCTTTTATTTCAATGTCGGGGGCATAGAGTTTAATGTAATTGTCGCGCTTGATAGGAACGAATTCGCTGCCAATAAACACGCCATTGAGAAAATGAAAAGGCTCGACCCCATAGAGAACAAGCCTCAACGTGTGTATGTTTTCAGGAGCTTCAGGAATAAGTACATGGAAAGCCTTCCCGATGTTATATTTGATGCGCGGGGAGAAACCAATAAGGATCATTTTGTAGATGCTTATCTAGAGAAAAGGTGTGAGCACTACCCTACAGTGTTCGAGATGACGCATTGTGCTAAGGGTGTAGATATCAGTAGCAGCAAGGTAGCGTGTTCAATGGCGGACCAATCTGGTTGCGTTTATGATAACGAAGACGAGAACACTGAAGGAGGTGACTAATGCACTTCATCTACGACGATGACGACTTTGATAAGGTCTTCAAAGGTCTGGAGCGCCTGGACCTGGGGGATATAGTAGTGGCAAGGGTACGGGAGGCCGGGGACTTCTGGCCGGTGATGGAGGTTGTCGAAAACACCGAGGAGGGCATGTCCAAGGGGTTGAAGATTATGGGACTGTTTCCAGACAAGATTGATGCTGTGGAATACGCTGTAAAAATTGATCGAAGAAGTAAGCTGCAAAAAACTATACATTAAAGGAGGGTAGGTGATGGGAGAAAATGTAACAGCAACAAAGACAAAAGAAGTGGTACACGTTGTGGAAATAACAGCTACAAACTCTGTATGGATGGTAATACGCAGTCAATTACGGGAGGGCATAAATCAAGTAGGTTTCACGGGAAATGCCTACATTGTGGAGCTTGAACGCGCTCTTGATGATTTGGACTTCAACGAATGATATCCATAGACAACAGAGTCGGGTCCAAAGAGCTGGAGCCTATTGTTACCGCGCCTTGCAAGCTGGTCACGTTGCAATTTGCAGATGCGGCTTTCATGGGCAACGGCCCAGACGGTCCCACGACCATTGGTGTGGAGCGTAAGACACTGGGAGACATGATATCTTCTATTGACTCCGGGCGACTTGCGGGGCACCAACTGGTAGGCCTATGCAACAGCTACGAGCAGGTGTATCTCCTGTTGGAAGGCAAATGGGAGGAGGATCTACACACGGGGTTGTTGATGCATTTTAAGCACAGTAGGTGGTTTCCTTTTACCCTTGGAACGAGACAGTTTATGGGCAGTTATCTCACAGGTTTTCTCAATACCATTGCAGCTAAATGTGGAGTGAAGATATGGTATTCGCCGGATCTGGGACATAGTGGCAGGTGGTTGACACAGCTTTATAGGTGGTGGCAAAAGGACTGGGACAAGCACAAGGGGTTGAATGCGTTTCACGTTACGACTCCTCCCCAAGCCATGATGCACAAGCCTTCGGTCACACACAAGATGATCAAGGAACTGTCCGGGGTTGGTTGGGGGAAAAGTGTGAAACTCTTGGAGAAATTTCCCACAATGTTTAAACTGTTGTGCGCTAAGAAGGAAGAGCTGATGGAGGTGGAAGGGATCGGGAAGACGCTGGCGGATTCAATTTGGAATGAGTTGTTATATGGGAGGACTAAGTAATGATAACGGATGTAATCAAAGGGTTATTGATTTTTGAGAGGTACATTGAGGATTTGAATGCTGCTTGGATAAGCGCAGAGCATGACTTGATCTATGCCCCGGACCTTGACAGGAGAGTATCAGAAGAGGATGGTAAGAGGCTAGATTCCCTGGGCTGGTTTTACATGGATGATGTTTGGCAAAAACATGTATAGAGGAGGGGACAATGGAAGAGACAGAGTGTTATATGGGAGGACTAAGTAATGCTGAATGATATAATTGATGGACTGTTAATTTTCAAGAAATATGTAGACGACGGTGATAAAGCTTGGCTCTGCACAGGAGGCCTTGACGTTCTTTATGGCCCGGACCTTGACAAGGAGGTAACGAATAAGGATAAAGAAGAATTAGAGAAACTTGGATGGAGATTTGGAGATGATGAAGATGGTTGGTATACATATGTATAAAGGAGGGGACAATGGGAGAGCCAAAGAATGAGTTGGAGATATGCGAGGGCTGTGAGAAGACGGATTCAGATGGGGAGTGCATTACGTACACCCCTGAAGGTATGCTGTACCGAAACAAACAGGGTTGGTGCCCGATTGTAAGCAGAGGTCCGGTCAAGCCTGTATGGTGGTCAGAGGTTAAAAAGAAAGAGCGTGCTGGTCAGAAGAAACAAATCAAGCCTAGAAAGAGTTAATTTGGAGGATGTATTATGGACAAGGAAGATATTAAAACAATACAGGAAATAAGTGAGCATGTTTGTCCGGCTTGCGGACTTGATTCAGACTGCGGTGAAACACCTGAAGATTGTTACAGGATTCATGCAGTAGTGGATATACTTAAGGAGAGGGGGAATAAATAAAATGCTTGATCGTTTAGAAAGGTTTGTAAGAAAGCAAGGTGAATGGGCGGATAAAACCTTTGGTAAAAATAGATCCATAGGAATAGTAAATCACATGAAAAGAGAAGTCGAGGAGTTAAGGGAGGCGACCGAAAAAGGTACACAAGGGCAAAAGTTTGAAGAGGTCGGGGATGTACTTTGTTTATTATCCCATTATTGTTATCAAAATAGGATAGACATGTTAGGTGCTGGAGAGTATACGCTTGAACGGAACAAGGGGAGAGTTTGGAATAAAGAGCATGAAGACTCGGAAGGAGTAATTGAGCATATTAAATAAATTTTGATGTGGCTGGAGCCAAACGGTGAGGCAGCAGACTGTGAATCTGTTTTTAGCGGGTTCGACTCCCGCCGGTCACCCCACATTTTATTAGGAGGACACTCATGCGATGGGACAGGATAGCAGCCAAGAGAAAAGCACAAAGTAAGGTAGACTATATAGAAAATTGGCACCCCTGGTACGCATGGTATCCTATAAAGGTGAAGGAGGTTTGGTATTGGTTATGTAGAATAGAAAGAAAGAGAGAGTGGATAGGAAAACCTTTCTTTTTTACACATTGGGAGTATAAGAATCTGCCTTGGAAATAGCTTGACATTTGACCCTGAATTGAGGTATAATAGCCTATGAAAAATGAACTAGCACACACATGCACAGCCTGTGAACTACACGAAACTCGTACCCAGATCGTTTGGGGTACGGGTAATTTGTCGTCCAGGCTCCTCATTCTCGGAGACTCCCCCGGATTCTGGGAAGACAGATTCGGTATTCCTTTCCACGGGGGGTCTAAAGGTGGCGAGGAATTCACCAACCTCTTGCGTGCCAATTACATTGACCGCGAAGACATCTATGTCACTAAATGTGTGAAATGCATTGTGAAGAAGTCAAAGGCCGTTCACCTGGACACGTGTCGCCGGAAGTTTCTACATAGAGAACTGGACATTGTAAATCCTTCCGTCATCGGGACTGTAGGGGCTGTGGCAACAAAGCAGATCCTGGGCAATGTCAGCATGGACAGGGTCCACGGTATACCTTTCCGGGTGATGGTTGGTAATTCTATGCGCACAGTGGTCCCGCTATACGACCCGAGTGCAGGCGTAGTTGACTCGCAGGCCTTGTTGTGGTGTCAGCAAGACTTCAGGACGCTGTATGAGGTGTTGAGTATGCAGCGGGAGCCGGTTCATTTAGAGGATGTATTCAAGGATAGGGAATTCTATTCAGAGATGCGCACAGGCTTGTCCATACGTAATATATTGGAAGGCCACGATGTGGTAGCAATTGATACAGAGTGGGCGAAGAATAAGTTTTGGTGCTTGTCGTTCAGTGTGGTGCCAGGGGAGTCCATCGTTGTCATGGAGGACCGGCATGAGGCCTTGGAAGAGGTTGCTAAGCATGTGGCTAAGCCGCACGTCCTGACCCTCAATCACAATGCCCTGTATGATCTTCCAGTCTTGTCAAGTGTGGGGATTGTTCCGGCCCGGTTTGCAGACACAATGGTGATTGCGTATCTTTTGCAGAGCGAGCCCCAAGGACTGAAACCTCTGGCATTCAGACACCTTGGCATGGTGATGAACGCTTATAAAGACATGGTAGGTGAGGCCACTAAGAACAAGGCCATTGACTACCTGAATCAGGTTCTTATGCAAGACTGGCTTGCGCCGGAACCGTTTCTGGTATGGGAGAAGGACGCTGCCAGGGTCAAGCAACCACAAAATATAGCAAAGAAATCCCTGCGTATCCTGAATGACACAGCCAACAAAGGCGCTGACCCTGCTGACCGCTGGAAGAAGATTAAACTGAATGAGGGCCGGGGTCAAGTGGAAGCTGTGTATGGCGAAATGCCGGAAGGCGACCTGAGTGACATAGACCATGACGACGCCGTGGACTACGCTGCAAGAGATGCGGATGCCACATTGCGACTCTGGCCTATCCTGTGGGGAATGATCGAGACACGGGGCTTACAGGAAGTGTTCTGGCGGGATATGCATGCCATGTTGATGGTAGTTGACATGATGGCGGCAGGGATTGAAGTGGACTTGGCGCATTTTGAAGAGTTGTCCGGGTACCTGCAGGGTAAGGCGGATGTACTGGAGAACATGATCATGAGGAAGGCGAAATCGAGTTTCAATCTGGCCTCCCCGTTGCAAGTGTCTAAGAAGCTTTTTGTTGATTTGGGACTGCCTCAAATCCGGGGCAACAGTACGGATGACAAGGTGCTATCAAGGCTGGTAGACAAGCATCCAATCATACCGCTGATAAGAGAATGGAGGGGTTATGATAAGCTACTCAACACGTACACCAGACAATTACCAAAAAAGGTACAACAAGACGGGCGTATACATACCACTTTCAGAATCACAAGGGTTATCACGGGGAGGCTTAGTGCGAGTAATCCCAATCTCATGGCACAGCCGACTCGTTCGAAAGAAGGCAAAATGGTTCGGAAGGGTTTCGTTGCGGCTGAAGGCTGCAGTTTCCTCTCTTGTGACTATTGTCTTACGGGGGATGAGAAGATAATCACGGAGTATGGTGAACAACCAATTAAGGACATTAAGGTAGGCACAGGCGTGCTGTCCTCCAAGGAGGGTATATCCTTACAGTTTGAAAAAGTGATAGCTGCGGCTAAAGTAGGTAGAGCGCCTGTTTATAAGTTAAGGCTGGAGGACGGTACAAGCATCAAGTGTACTGCAGACCATAAGTTAATGACGTATGAGGGGGAGTGTGTAGAACTAAAAAACTTGCGTGTGGGAGACAGGTTAGCACATGTGAAGGAAAGTTATGCAGGGCCACAGAAGTATTCAACATGGTACCTAAGAAATTATCATAACTCTTTTTATAAACACCGCTTAATTGCAAAATACAAATATGGTGATTGTCCCGAAGGCTTTGAAGTGGATCATAAGAATGGTAATGCTGTGAATTGGCACTCAGACAATATTCAATATCTACCTATAACAGAAAACAGGGCACAAGGTGGAAGGCGTTACTGGAGGGCAGTGAAAAATGGTGAACGCTCGGATGAAAAAAGGTTGGAGGCTTTACGTGAAGGATTAAAGAGTCGCCGCACATATAAAGGAAAGGAAAATCCTAATTACGCAAAATTCAAGAGGGATTATTTAACTTGCCCTTGTTGTGGTAAAGAGTTTGTACAGCCAAAATGTAGAAAGGCAATCTATTGTTCCCATAAGTGTTATATTATGTTTAAGACGCAGAACCATAAAATAAAAAGTATTGATCTTGTAGGTTTACGTGATATTTATCAGATAACAGTAGACAATACACATACCTATGTGTCGCAGAACGGTCTTATTCATTCTAACAGCCAGATCGAAATGAGGGTAGCGGCACATGAAGGCGACGACACAAATATGATAGAGATCTTTAACAAGAGTCAGGACATCCACACGATGACTGCAGCCAAGATGTGGGGGCTGGCAGTAGAGGATGTGGACGAGCTGCAACACAGGTATCCGGCCAAGAGAATCGGGTTCGGAATTCTGTACGATATCACAGGGAAAGGGTTGTTGGAACAGATGCTTTCCCAAGGCGCTACATCCACACTGCAGGAATGTGAGGAAATGATTGAAGCCTGGTTCAGGGTGTACAGCGGCATTGCTCAGTTCATGCAGGACACGAAGACTCATGCCAAGCGGCACGGGTTTGTACGTGACATGTGGGGAAGGATAATGTATGTCCCAGGTGTTAAAGCTCACAACATGTGGGTGAAGCTGGAAGCGCTGCGTAAAGCTGGAAACGCTCCGATACAGATGGGGGCGCAAGGTGTGATCAAGCAGGCGATGGGTGACCTGGTACCTGTGCTGAAGGATCTGAGTGAGATGGGAATTTGTAGACCGCTGATACAGATTCATGATGATATCCTGTTCGAGATAGATGATCACTTGTTGCCTATTGCGGTCCCGAGAATAGTGGATGTGATGGAGAACGCTGTGACATTGAAAGTGCCGACACCCGTGGACCCTAAGACCGGGAAGGACTGGGGTACGATGGATAAGTGGAATGTATAGCGTGGAGCAAAATAGGAGAAATAGAAAGGCTGCGGGGTTATGCAGGGAATGCCCAAAGCCTTTGCAACCCCCATTTGTAAAGTGCACGGCATGCCTGTTTAAAGCCTCCACCAAAAGAAAGGAGTACCATAAAAAGAACTGGATAGCAGAACAGGAAAGGAGTGTCAAACAGAAAAGGGAAAGAAAGGAGAACGGGCAGTGTACAACGTGTGGACACAGGTTACACCAAGAGGCAGATGCTGACCGTATAACATGCATGAACTGCAGACAGAATTTACATTCACCGAAAAATTGGAAGTACCCACAGGAGGGTTTAACTTATGAGATTATTAAAAGCAGTGATGCCGGATAATTTCAACATTTTCAACTACGGGGACACACACGAAGGCAATGCTATGGCGAGCGAAAGTGGCATGGAGACGCTGGCGAATAGGCTGAATACCAGTGTCGATGGATTGCCGGTTACATGCAATGTAGCTATTGACTCTGGGGACCACATTGAAGGGACGGATATCAGTCATCCGTACTATGACCCTAAGACCTGTACGGAACCGCAACCACTGGAACAGAATAAGATGGCAATCAAGGCAAGAGAGCCGTTCAAGGAATACCTGAAAGTGTTACTTGATGGCAACCATCCGCTGCGTTATGAGAAGTTTGGGAACTTGACCGCGCTTGCAGCAGATGAATTGAAATGTCATTATGGGACATGGTCTTGCAAGATTTCTTGGGTGACTAAAGATAACTCTTTGATGTTCAAGTCGTTTCATATCCACGGGACCAAACAGATTACGTCAGTGGCGGATGATCCCCAAAGGCGAAACGCCAACATGAAGTTGTCCCTTAAGAAGCAGCTCATGAGGAAGCATGGGGACTGTCTATTAATGACCAAAGGCCACACTCACAAGCTCATCGTATGCCTGCCGGAGCCAGAGTTGTTCCTGGCCGATGACGGGGTTGAAATCAACCATCAGTATACCCGGGTGGGAGACGCGACAAGCTCTGGGTACATCCACCCGGACAACAGGTTCTATATCAACACAGGGTCTATGCTGAAGCTGTATGCAAACATGGATGAGGCTGCGGCGTTCAAGATCCACTCCGGGTATGCTGAGCGTGCTGAGTATGACCCGGTTGAATTAGGATTCACGATAACCAAGGTCCGGGACCGGAAGATTACGGGAATTGAGAAGGTGCTGTGCTAATGGTGGAGATATCAACAGGGCTCATAGGGGATATTCTCGGAAGTGACGCAACACGTGCCCAGATAGACAGGGACACAATGGAATTCTGGGGTAAGATGGCAAATAAAAAGGAGGAAGAGCGTATGGCAGGAGAAGATTACAAGATAGGAAAAAGCGGGAAGGATGTGACATTTGACACCGGGGCGAAGCGGGACCATAAAGGAGGCAAGGGGCATTTCCACTGTCTCCCTCCCCTGGCCATGAGGAAGCTGGCGGAACACTTCGAGAAGGGGGCTGAGGCCCACGGGGATCGTAATTGGGAGAAGGGCATGCCCATAGCGTCCAGCTACATTGACTCCGGCCTGCGTCACCTTTTTGCAGAGCTGGCGGGAGAAGGGTTGTTTGATAAAGAGGATCACTTGATTTCTGCCTTTTGGAATATCGCCTGCGCAGTTGAGACTCGGGAACGGATACGGCGGGGAGTGTTGCCGGAAAGTCTTGATGATACACCGCGTTTCTTGTGTAAGGTTGTTGAGCCCTTGACGAAGGAAACGCAGGAAAAGTTGGACAATATTCTTGACCCGCCGGAGCCGGATAACGTCCCTATCCCGGGAGAGTACAGGCGATCACTGAAAGCCCTTAGTCTCTGGGGGAAAAGCTCTGGACCCTGTGAAGCGCCGTGTGATACATGCGATGACAAAGCTTGCTTATACATAAACCATGATCATGTATGGATTAAACTCCCGCATAAACGCAGAGGTTGTGCTTGCGGTGCAAAACAGTTTTATGATGTAGGACAAGAAAAGTGGGTACCTGATAATTATTCCCCACTGTAGACAGTCCCTCCCAAAAGAAAAAGCCCCGGTCAAGATCATGGAGATCTTGCCGGGGCTTTTTTATTATGACTTTTCGGCGAGTTGCCTGTATAGCTCGTAAAGAATTTCACACTCACCCATTGTAAAGATACTTGCTTCCTGATTCAAATTGGTTTTATCTAGCAATTTGAACAAGGCATCTTTTTCCTTTTGAGTAAGTTTAAAGGTAAAAAGCGAATAAGCCCTGATTGTTACTTCTTGGCGTTCATGCTTTTCTTTTGTAATATGCATATTACTTTCCCCCTTTCGGCACCCGGAAGTCGATGTACTTTGCGGACTCCTTGACTGTGGTGTTTTTACTGAAGGCGTTTCTGGCTACCACAGGTGATACACCTTTGCCGATCAGATATTTCTGTGCCCCGTCCTTGTCCAGGGTTGTAGTTTTCTTGGTTTTGAACTGTGCAACTTCGCACTCCATAGACTCTACCTTGTCCATGTTGGATGCTTCCAGGGCCTCAGCCAAGGCAGCATTGGCAACCTCCTTAGCGTGCTTGGCGAACTCTCCCAAATCCTTGGCCTCTCGACGTAGTTTGAAAGCTGCTTCCAATTTGCTACGGACTTTCTTGTTTCTTGTGCCCAATACGATATCATACTCTTCTTTAAAAAACATAATGCTATTCCTCCTCTTGTAAAATGATTGAAATCAGCACGACCTTGCTCGCCCCGATAGGTGTCTTGAAGTCCAGGGCCTTGCAAAGCCGTGACAAGCCTGGCAGGGTGAGTTTATCCAGCCAGGCACCCAAAGCTCCGGGATCGTCCATACGCGCAGTGTAGCCTATAATAAGACCCCCCTCCGTTTCATCCTCTGGTACCTCTGCGGGAGGTTTGTAGGTGTGTAAGGGAGAAGATGTCCTATTCATAAGCTCTTTCAGTGGCGTGTTGTCATCGGAGCATTCCCATTCCATGCAGCCAAAGCACTCATGACCATCCCGAGTGCTTTTGACCATACATGCCGCCTTGGGGACCAACTTGCAGCCGCAACGTATCATGTTAGACGGTTTTGGCATGGGCCTTGACCAAGAGCTTGACGCCTATAACATCGTCAAGACTTACTCTGTTTAACATTTTACACTGGTGGCAGTGGTATTCTAGGTACTTATTGCGAAGGGGAATTTCGACCTCCACTAGGAGCGGCTCATTGATCTCGTCGGCCTCCGTTGGAACGTGCTTTGCTTCCCGCTGCAGTTTAATCCTTTTCATATACTCCTCTTTGGTTTCTTTGCTCTTGTCCACCAGGAGAGGCTCTGCGTCAGTTACATCCTGGCCGGCTTCTAGCGCCAGGGCAGCTATGTGTTCCTCGCTTTTTTTCTTGTTCACTGCAATCATCTCATGTAATCCTAACATTAGTCACCTCCTTTGAACGCTGCAAGCTTGCGCTCAACAGACTCCGCAGACTTCAGTATACGCGCCCATGTGATGGGCGTGTCTTTGGCCAGATCATAGGCCCTTTCCAGCTTACGTTGCTTCTTGAGAAGCAGGTTGAGCGGTGTTCTTGCCGGCATGTTAGCATCCCCCCTTTGAGAAAAGAAAATAGGCAATGAATACTGATATCGTACTTATAGCCAAAGCGACTACAGCTATTTGTATATTATCTTTATGGTATTGTTTCATCAGTATATCCCCCTTGTGATAAGTACATAAGCAATGGCGAAAAATATACTCCCAATGCTGAAGATAAGAAATATAAAACTCGCCATTAATGCACGATCAAAATCTCCTGGTTTCATTTTCTTCATCAGTACATTTCCCCCTGTAAAATAGGTTCTGTCAATTGGCTTGACAGTGCGGAATGAATTGTCCCGACTTTCGGCTGCAGGTCAGCATTGTCAATGTGGGACAGGATCTTAACCTTGTAAATCTCACAGCCTATGCCGGATTCCCTGCCTGAGAGTATTTGACACTTTGACAAACAGACAATTCTCTTGCCGTCCTTGTGTGTTATGAACTTTACGTTTTTAACTATCATAACCAAGTTTCCTCCTTTAAAAATCCCCCCGTCATTTTCAAAAGGTCCGCCCAAGCTTCGTAGCCGTCTGCATGTACCTGGTTCGAGGTGCCAAAGTCGAGGAATCTACGTACATCCTCTTCGTGAAATACAGGGACATCGTATATCTTGACATCGTTGCTTTCCAAGTCTTCTTGTGTCCAGAACCAGGAGTCAAAGGAAGGGCTTTCTTTTGTGCAACCAATTAGGCAATAATCCGTCGAGACTTTGATAAACATTCTATTCATCCCCCAACACCTCCTTTATGTATTTTTCCTGTATCGCGTATCCCTGCATTTCCCGGAAATCCATACAGGGGGAATAAGGGTCATCAAAGCACCGTCCCTCCGTGCTCCACTGAATGTAGTGTACCATTTCATGTACAATGACACCCTCTAGGACTACAGGGTCCAGGCCACAGTCGTCGCAGATATATACTGTATGAGGGTCCAGTAAGGGGCTGTACATTCCTCTTTGGCCGGATAGCCCCCGCAGTATGGACACGGGGACAGTATCAGTTTCCTTCTTGTTCCGTATCACGAATGTAACGTATTTACGGAACAACTCCGAACCCGGAATAAGCTCTACTGTAGGTTTAAGTGCGACATGTGATTTCATTTCCTTTTGTGTCCATGCCCAGGAAGCCTTATGCTCTTTATACTCCTTCTTGTAATCCGGTTGTATCGTGTAAAGGAAGTAGACAAAACCCCCTAAGATAATAGCGATGGCTAAGAAGTCCTTTAGTCCCCACTTCTCCCGTATCTTTTCCTCCTCTTGTTGTAGTTGCCATTTCTCCTTTATCATCTCTTAACCTCCTCGGCGGATTTTATCACACTCTCTTGTGTGTATAGGCTGATTGTGCTGTGGCGTAAGCCGATCTTTCCGAGGAAAAAATTAATGCCGCGCACTATGTATTGGTAGGATGTTTCACCTCCCCTGGATTGTGTGAGCACATTTTTATCCAATCTCTTAAGATCCGCATCGTTCACAGTGAACTCAATTTTGAATTTCATGTCACCTCCAATTGTTTACCACTGCCAGGATGATCAGCACTATTCCGATTACGAAACAGCGCCGCAGGACAGTGCAGGAGTATTCCCAGTCTCCCATTATTAATTTTCGCATAACCTACCTCCTGTTGCCTTTGATATGTTTGCACATAGGGTATGTCGGTGTGACGCTCGCCTTGCCTGTCATAGGCGACTTCAGTCCCGCCCAAAATATAGGGCGCAGGACAGGCTTGCCGCATAACTTACAATTTTTGATGACCATGTAATCGTTGTGTCTCATGTTGTGTACCCCCTTAGATTGCATTCCCTAAAGAAACTCTTGAACCTGTATACTACATTCCGGACGCGCCTGTCTTGTGCAGGCTTCCACTTCCGTGTAACGGTCTTGCGTATACGCCCAGTCCTCTCTTCTGTTAACAATGCCGTAATAGCTCTTGAGAATGCAAGGCATTTACCTGTTTTATAGTCCCACTCGTCCAGCGTGCTACAGATTGAAATCCCTTGAGCGTACTTGCCATCCGTACAGTATAATCGAACTTCTGTGTATTTTGGTGCGAAGTGTACGACTCTCACGACCATTTCTGGGTCAAAATGTAGGGCCGTGCGGATCATGTGGGATGGTAGGTGTCTCATCCATTTCATTTTCTTTTCCATGCTGTTCCTCCTTTCTGTTCATGATTTTATCAACGATAAATCTACAAAAAATTGCCCAGGCAACTCCCAGGCTAAAACCGAAACCTGCGCCTGTAAGCATTGCAGTCTGTATTTTTGTCATGGTCAATTCCTCCCTTGTTATCCCCTTTCATGGGGTTGATGACAGTAGATACAGTTGTCAGAAAGGGGGTCTTCCCACTTGGTATAAACACAATAGTCCACAGGGGACTCTGTGCATTCCCAAAACATAGAGACCCGGTGCCACTGTCCCTCATCCTCCCCAACATACTTCTACATCGAATTCAATTTCTCGGATCTTTTTCTTGAGATTTTGGATACGTTCCCCGTCAGTGTACATTGTCAATTCCCTCCTTTTTTAGTAACGTAGGTCGTCCATGTGCGCCAATTGTGAGTGAATCCCTCCTGGTGACCGGGAATGCAACTGTGCGATGATTGCGATTGCAGTGGCGTACTCTGACCGTAGCTTGTTTATCTCTGTGGTTGACCACTTGGAACCTGCCCGGCTTAGCTCCTCCACGTCCGCCTTTATTTTGGATTGCTCATGTATCACATCCAGGACAATACTCTTGATGACACCTGTCAAATTTATCCCCAACTCCTGTGTTGAATCGTTCATGTTGTCTCCTCCTTTTTAGGTTAAATGAGTTGGATGGTAGGGAGTCGAACCCTACTTAAAGCATGCCCTTCGTAGCTACATCCCTTTGAATGGCGGAGAGTACAGGATTTGAACCTGTGCAAGTGTAACCTTGATTCCAGGGTAGCAACCTGGTGCCTTACCTGGCTCGGCCAACTCTCCAATGGTGGAGCGTGGGGATTACCAACCTTTTGCCCCTTGATAATTATTCCTACAGTGTCTATCGCAAAAGAATATCTTGAGTTTTGATTGCCGCATTCTTCCTGGACTACAATATACCTCTGTTGAACAAAAGCCACAAGGCAAGAATATTCCTGTGCGGAAGTGCTCCTGTCTATGTACTACTTTCAATACCAGTTCCAGATTCTCAAGCGTGTCATCTTTTTTATTTTCATTGCAATGATGCACTTCCTCTTCAGGTTCAAGCAGGCGTCCCAAATATTCCTCCATGATCAATCTATGTCTATCCACTGTTTTGCCGTTTGGCAGTTTTACCTTTGTATACTTATACTTCATGCTACCTCCTTGTGAGTTAATTTTGGTGGAGTGGCGGGGGATCGAACCCCGCTCCGAATGCGCCCGATTGATGGACTCGCACCCGTCGAAACCAATTCCACCCCATTAATTATGCTGATAAACATACACGAGGAGGTTCACACCAGACTAGTGCAATTCGACCGCCTAGAGTAATGCCCGTCCACTGTGACTCGTCAGCCTGTGTTCTGTGGCACTCCGTCCGTCTCAGAGAGGCAGCTATGCCTCCAACCTCCTCCTCGTGTATGGTTACCAACAGTTGTGCAGAGTGGCGAGGGCGGCTAACCACTGCCCCTGGTTGCCCACAAGACAATGGCACCCTTCCCCCGTCTTACTCTTCACCCTGCGCCTAAACTTCCAAGCAGTTGGAAAGCATGTAATGTAAATTGGATTTAGCTTGAATTGGGTGCTCGAACTTTTTCCCATAACGTTCCCACAACTGCTCAAGCTCTTCCTGTACCCAATCCCATTCCAGCTTTTCCTTCTCCCATCCCTGCTTTTCCTTCTCTTTTTCCCTCTTTTTATTGCTCATGATTAATCCTCCTTTACGATATCACGTATTAATTGTGCAAGTCGTATTCGCTCCCCCCAATTTTTATTATCCCATGCAAATAACCACAGGGTATAAAGGCCGTGTGACCTCCACCCATCCTTAGTATAAATAGATTCACAGGTGTCACGACCTCCTGCATCGCTGTAGGCATAGTCATCCGGTCCCCAAGTACCCAGGCAGTTGTCACAATCCCCTTTAGCCATCCTGCATAGGAAGCAAGAATTTATTAGTTTGTCTACGCTAGCCCATCCCGGCCAGTCCTCTTTTCTCTTCTCTGGATGGTGTGAGCACCAGTCCCACAGCCTGTAATGGTTGCTATGTTTAGCCATGATCATCCTCCTTGCTCAAAATGAAGCTCCGAGCCTTACAGTCCAGCTCCTCCCGAAAAATCTCTTGTAACCTTACAAGCCCTTCCGGCTCGAACTCTTTACGGAACGGTCCCCATTCATTCAGAGTTTGCAGCGCCCGGAACAATGTGTATCTCTTGTAGGCCGGTGCTGCGGAAAAATTCCTCCTCCAGGTTTCTATGTCCATAGTGCTCACCCCCTTATTTATTATACTTGTCATTCATTTGCCGGATAACAGAGATATGATGCTCTATTGATTTTACGTCATCCTCAAGATCCAAACAGAAGTTTTCCACATCCTCATGATCTACGCTATAAGGTCTAACGTCTCCCAGATTGTCAAGCATGTTCCTGCAAGAATTATTGATGTTTTCCAAAGACTCAATGGGTATATTTGACATGATTTTATCCCTCCCAAGTTAAAGATTGTTTTATACGATGACAGTTCGGGCACTTAAAAGTTAATATTTCACGTCCAGTACAAACATCACGACTAATAGATCTAACATCAATCTCGTTAGTTGGCCATTCGTGTACGCACAACATACATATGACTTTTTCTGTCTTCTCCTCTCCCATCATATCCCCTCCTTATGGCCTGTCTCATCAGTGCCAGGTAGCCATCCCCGGTCAGACGAGGCTCACGCCCCGTTTCGACTTAGTCCTCCTTCTCTTCATAATAATACTGGGTGTGTTCCACCCAGGTGGAAGGACAAATATGTACGTCATTGGCAAAATTTGTAGCATTCCAAGACACAGTACAACTTCTTCCCTTGCAGCATGCCTCTGTAGGCCTTTCCCCATGAGGCTTGCGAAGTTTTGCAAAGGCACGGTTACCTATGTAGAATATCCTTCCAGGTTTAATATTTCTAAATTCCATATCACACCCCTTTCGGTGAGCAGTCTAGGCCAGGATGAATCTTGACCCCAGTTAATAGCAAGTGTTTGATGTACTCGTCGTCGGGAAGGTATGAGCTAACGAAGACTTCGTCATTGTAAAGTGCGTAGGTCTTAGCGCCCAACTCGTCATGGTCCTCGAAAATCTTGAACCTTTTGAAGTCGTCTATCATGATGTCCCCCTTTAAAATATTGCTTGTAACATTCCTACTACGATAACAATACCACATAAAACTAATATGAACATGCAGCAGTTCACCACAAAATTCGAGACCTTATGTTTCTTTTTCATTGTATTCCCTCCATTATTTATTAGTGTCTGGCGGGAGCACGCTGCAAGGTGTCAGGAGGAGCCCAAGCATAGTTTGAAATCAGTTGTCGGCCCACAGTGGCCTCGTATCCACCCCTTGACTATGTCCTGCCTTATGTCCGTTACTCTCCCGCCCGGTGTGAAGGTCCCATTGTTTTGGGGACAGGCACTAGGTATTACACTGTAAATATAAAACCTAACAGCAATATAACACTACTGACAAGCCAAATTATCCCTAATATCTTTTTCATGCTGTTCCCTCCTTGTCTTAAATATTTGGGTTGTTGACAATACTCCTTATTTCATTGCTTAAAAAATAACAATACTCTAATCCTTGCAAAGACACTCCCGATTCTCTCTGCCATTTTTGTGCGTGTCGGATTGCTCTGTTTATGACATTGAATTTTCCTGCTACAGGCCATAGGTTAGAGCAATCTTGTCGTCTATAAATCTTGTTTATGGCCCTAACATTGGCGATACCTTCCAGGTCATCAGTAATCTTTGCAATTTCCTCCTAGGTAAAGTTCATGGTTTTTCCTCCCTGTTATTTTGATTGCCTCATCAGTGCCAAGGTATCAATCCTTGACAGACTGGGGAATGCCCCTCCCCAGTTTCGGCTTATGCAGAGCAATGTCCTGCGTCAATCAAGCTACTTGCCATCCTCCCATAGCTACCCTGCAAGGTCCAAGCCATGCCATTGTCAATCAACTCTTGGAAGAATTCCACCATCTCCTCTTCTTCCATTTCGCCAGCCTCGAAATTCAAGATCTTATCTATTATAGGCATTTCTCATCCTCCCTTTAAGTTGCCTTATGATACAATTGACCGCCAAAAAATGTGGAAGGTTCACCGTCCCCGACAATCTCAAGGACACATCGGCTGTGATAGGAAAAACCGCTCCACACTGGTTTTCCTGTGACTTTGATGTTGACAGCATAATTATCAAGAGTACCATGTTCTTTTAAACGAAACTGGCAACCAGGAAAAGAACTGTCAGAGAAACCATCCGACTCCCCGAGAGTTGCATACCAAGACCAAAGATCCCCTTGCACGCTATCACCTACTTTTGCAGTAGCTTTCTTTGTTGTGTCCATACTATTTATCCTCCTTCTCTCTTTGAACTTGATCATATGCACTCTCTGCCTGCTCACGAGTCGTCGTGATACCTTCCCGTGCTTGTGCTGCTATGATAGTGTTTACGAACAGTTCCCGTCGTGCATGAGGGTCATTCAGTATTGCCTTGATATCTATTCGTCTATTTGTCATGTTGTCCCCTCCCTTACACTTTGGTTACGTGAACCCCTACGCACTTAAATTTCATTGCAGGAATTCTCAGTCTACCCTTCCAACTATCACAGCCAAGATATTTATTGACTGTTGCCGCACGCACGTGAAATTCATCCCCCTCTTTAAGGTTGCCATTGCCCTGGCGTTCATCATACAATGCTGCGTGTATAGCGTCTTTGACTCCCCTTACCGTGTCGCAAACATTATACATTCCTATCGTATATAATACACTGTCCTCATGCATAATACCCTCTGCATCAGGGGTTGATTTCAAGTCCTCCACTACCCATGCATGTCCGTCGCCTTTCTTCCATACTGCCTTGACTAAATAATTCATGTTATTAGCCTCCCCAAAGCTTATTCAATAGAAGTTTAACAGTTATCCTTATTTTGGTCTTCCAATTGAACCGAGCATTACGCACTTTCTTGTCGTGCTCCTCTTTTTCCTCTCTATTCATTCTCTCGTATTCTTTTAAACCGTACATGATGTTGTCCTCCTTTATCCGTTTAAATACTTACCGTGGGGAGGTTGACGGTAGCTGCCAATACAGCCGAACGTCTCCGGGTGCATGTCATGCAGTCTTTACGTTTTGGAAGCTATCCTAACGCTGGCCACTTCCCATTGTAACCTCTCCCCGGTAAGTATTTAACACAAGCCTCACTTGGAAGTACAAACAGATCTGAGATATACACAGGGGAGTTGAACCCCATAGCCTCTCCCGGTCTCAGTCGGAAGTGTAAATGCTAGCTCCATTGGCAATAGACTTAATTTATAGTCTGTCTATCCCCATCACGTGTAATAATCTGCTTGTAACTTCCAAGCGAAGCTACAATCACCTATTAGCATACCAGAAAGGGAAGTTTGCATCATTGTATAATTGATGCAAGGCGAGCAACGAACTCTTAAGTGTAAGGGTAATGGACAGTCTGTCAAAGCACTTACTAGCCAATACACAACCCTTTTTTCGACGACTTCCCTCTCTGTTATGATAACAGATGATTGTAATCTGCGGTTCATTTCACCAGGACCGCACCCTGTTTCTCCCTAAGATCTGCAGGTCCGTCTCTGAGGCCCAACATGCCTCATGCCCGTCCTTCCCTACTATCTGACCGGAGTCGTTATAAGGCGGGAAGTACCTGGAACCAGTCATCCACCTATTTGTATGTCGTGCTGTGCGTGCCCCCTTTCCTGTTTCAACTGTCCTAATGTTAATTATCTATTCGGTACTTGTCAAGGGAAACTTAAGCTTTATTTATAACTATCGTGAATACCATGTAATGTCAACCACTTACCGTGAGGTTCACCGCTCCACATTCTGCCACATCAAGGCTTGACTTGACACATGCCACATTCACGTCAATGACATCTTGTCACCATGTCACTGGTCACAGTGTCACCAGTCACCGACCCTTGATTTCTCGTGGGTATGTAGAACGCGTGCGTGTGCATTAATGAGTGAAATGATTACACTTGTGACACGTTTGTGACATGGTTCACGACACATGAGGCATTTGAGGCATTCATGATGCCATTACCTGGACAGTTACCCGGGCAATATGTCCGCCTGCAAGCTCCATGCCAACGTGATGCAACGCACCGCAATCATTGACTATTCATCCTCCGGCCCATATTCCCTGCAAGAAATGTGCCATTGAGCGTTGACTTCTGGCAATTAGTGGTTATCTTATTGTAAGGGTTGAGGATTGTAAGTGGTTAAACAATCTCAACATGAAGTGGCTTAACATTGAACTATCTCTAAGGAATGAGTGATATCGTATACTTTTAGGAGGCAGCAGCAGTATGAACGAGCTAACGGTGCAAGACAAAAAGGACCTGTTTATCATATTACTTGAAGCAAATCAAGGACATGTGGCGAATACGTGTAAGGCTATGAATATAAGTAGAGCCTGTTACTACCTGTGGCGGGCTGAGGATGAGGATTTTAAGGGTATGTGTCATGATGTGAAGGAGGGGCTGATTGATCATGTGGAAGGGAAGTTGATGGACTTGATTAATGTGCTGGACTTCCAGGCGATTAAGACTTACCTGGCAGCGTATGCCAAGAACAGGGGTTATGGGACTGCTGTGGATGTCAATGTGGGAGGACAGGAGGGTAACCCTTTGACTGTTGTTGGTGTGTTGCCACCTGAGCCGGAGAGTTTGGAGGACTGGGAGAAGCAGGTAGGTGAAGCACGAACGCAACGATTACTAGAGGAGGGTAAGAAATGACGGACAACATGCAAGGACCATGCCAATACAACAGACCAAAGGACTATGTCAACTTTGTATGCAAGGAGCGTGCCAACACAGTGTGTGTGTTACCGCTAAAGTTCTCCTGCAAAAGCCGTGCCACAACGTGTCATGCAAAGATCGTGCCAATGGATTACATGCAAGTACCATGCCAAGCGTGTGCGCAAGCCAAGTGTGAGGAACACGCGTGTACGTGTGGTACATGCAAGGAGTGTGCCAAGTGACTACTGCAAGTACCATGCCACTATTCATATGCAAGTACTGTGCCAATAAAGGTATGCAAGAGTCATGCCAATGGCTTCAAGTACTACTCATGCAACAACCATGCCAACACTGCCTGCAAGTACCATGCCAATGCTACCGCGCGTGCTTCCGTCACTGGTCACGTGGGCCTGTATGCACGTATCATGCCAAATGACTACTGCAAGCATCATGCCACTATCCCCCTGCAACAACCGTGCCACATACCACACTGTGGTACACGCATGCAACAACCATGCCAGTTGCTACAACTACTACACTGTGGTATTACGTGACGCGTCATTAAACGCTGCCACCCACCCCCCGGGGGTACCCCCCACCCCGGATGCGGGTCGTCAAATACATCATATGGTACCAGTGTACCAAAACAGAGCTGAATTTTTTGAGATTTTTTGGGGAAAATTGACCCACAGACGGGTCCAGTCAATGACTGATTGGTTAGATCGGTCGGAAATTAAGGAGGAAACAATGAGCGCGACAATCGAAGATGTGGAAAGTGCATTAGAGGAAATTGCAGATAAATCTTCGGCTTCTAGGCCGTTGGCCAAGAAGCACAAGAAGCCTAAAAGGATATTGGATCTACCAAAAAGCCTAAAGGTTGGCGGACATAGGGTAAAGATAATACACCCTTATGACTTCCCGGAGGGCGCTGGAGCCATTGCGGATTACGACCAGGCGACCAATCAGATCCGAATCGGCTGTATTTCACATGATGGTAGGTATATCAGCAAGTCCTACGCATTCATTTGCTTCCTGCATGAGCTGCTCCACGCAATCGACGAGACGTCCAGCCACCATATCTTCATAGATCACGAGGACGCTCTGGACGCCGTAAGCGAGGGGCTGTATCAGGTACTGGTGGATAACAAGTCAATCAGGGATCTGCTCCATACGATGGGCAGGGTTCCTAGGGTGAAAAAGAAATGAGCGATAGAGTTAAGATGGTTTTATATATCACTGGGGCTGCAGTATACAGTGGCCTTAATTGGTGGATTTTCGTTTAAAGGGGAGGTAATACAATGAAAACATTCAAAGATCATCTTCAGTTTGACTCTGGTCGGTCCTGGGAACCATATTGTGGCGTAATTGGGATAGATGCAAACGGGAATCTTTATGAGGATTGCACAGGGGAAATGGTATTCCGGGGCAAAGATTACCCAGAAGAGACCTGGTTAATGGAACGTTTAACCCCAGAAGAGCGCGTGGAGCTGGCTATTGAGATGACCAGCCGGTGGATTCAATTCGCCGTGAAGGAGTGATATGATTACCCAGAAAGTGTCAGAGTATTACTGGTACCCACAGCCTGGACCCCAGGCAGAGGCCTATACCTGTCCAGTGGACGAGATCTTCATCGGCGGGACACGTGGCGGGGGCAAGTCGGATCTCCTGATCGGGCGGCAAGTCAAAGGGGCGTTGCGCCACGGTATCCAGTGGAATGGCCTGATGGTTCGGCGTAAGTATAAGGATTTCAAGGAGCTACGGCGTCGTTGGGACGAGCTTATCATGGCGGGTCTTCCGGCTGAGAGAGTCGGCGGGGAGAATCAGATCAACTATATTCGTTTCGCCAATGGTGCCAATGTATCCTTGGCCGCGATCAACGCTATTATTCAGGCCGATGATTTCCAGGGCCATCAGTATGTGGAAATTTCGCTCGACGAGGCCCCGTCGATCCCGTTTATCGGCCAATTGATGGATCGTCTCAAAGGGTGCCTTAGATCTCCGCATGGGATTAAATGTCAAATGGTACTTTCCGGCAATCCAGGTGGACCTGGAGCATCCCAAATCAAGGTGATGTTCATTCCAGAATGTGATGGCGGCGAGGCACCTGTGGGTGAAGGGCAGGTAAACCGTATATTTCACACACTATTCGACGGGACAGAGGTTGTTTTCACTCGCGTTTTCATCAAGTCTGTTTTATCCGATAACCTGGTGTTGAAGGATATGGACCCGTTGTACGAGGCGAGGCTGAGATCCATCAACGACCCTGCGCTCGTGGCTGCATGGCTGGATGGCCGTTGGGATGTATTCGTGGGCCAAGCCTTCAACTTCACTGAGCGACATATTGTCGAACCCGTGTGGCCCATCCCGGAGCATGCCCCCATTGTCATGACATATGACTGGGGCTATGGTGCCCCCTTCTCCATCGGCTGGTGGTGGGTTGACAATGACGACCGGATCTACCGCTTTGCCGAGTGGTATGGATGGGACAAGGTCACGACCAATGTGGGCTTACGACTCACGGACGCTGAAGTGGCGGAAGGTGTCATGCAGCGCGAAAAAGAAATGGGCATTTGGGACAGAGATATCAGGAGGTTGGCCGATCCTACCTGCCAGAATAAGAAGCCGGATTACAAGGGGGGTGGGCAGGGGGATTCCACGATGGACGAGTTTAAGGCTGTCCATCCCAAGCTGGAGCTTTTCGCTGGAGATGCCAATAGGGTACTGAAAATACGACAGTTTCGCAACAGACTGCGTATCCCCGACGATCCCAAGGAAAAGCCAATGCTGGTGGTTTACAACACTTGTAAGCAATTCATCCGCATTATACCCGATTTGTGTATAGACGAGTTAACTGGGGAGTATTTGGAGAAAGGACAGGAGCTTCACCCCTTTGACGATGCCTGTCACGTCTGCATGGACAGACCCCAGGGTGCGGATGAAGATGCCCTGAAGAAATTCCACGATGAACAAGTCAAGAAAGAGAAAATGGCGGCTCTCGACAGTGCTTCTATGGTAGCAGCACTTGAAATTGACAAGATCATATCCGACCTGCAAGATGAAGAAGAGGAAAACACAAACATGGAGGAGGTATTTTTCGATGACTAATTCTGAAGAAATAAAGGATCTAACCGAAAAGGAAATTGAAATAGCATATGTCAGAGCCAGAAAAGAAGCTAGAGTATTCCATCAAACCCATTTCATGCCCACAGTCACGATAGAGGATTACGTGCAAGATTGCATGGAAGGCTGGTTGAAAGGGCACAATATGTACCTGTCTCTGCTCGATTCCTTCCGACGACTGGCCCCGCTCACCCGATATCAGTTTAAGAAAGATCCTTTCATTCCGCAAGTGGTTCACCACACGGGCGGCAATATTGTAGACGACGAGGAAACGGTTGCGAAGATTGAACAAGTTGTACTTCTATCTCAATTGCGAGAGATTATCCCCGAGAAGGTGGATACGGTGACAGCCGTCATTATGGACCGCTACTATTTTCATGGGGATACCCTCGCTGAGATCGCATATCATTTTGATAGGAGCACTGCCTGGGTTCACGATAAAAAGGAACAAGGTCTTTGCCTCATGAAAGGAGCTTTAGATGACTGATATTATTATACTTGTACTCCTGGGACTTAACGTTGTCCTTTGGTTAAACAACATCGTAGCAAGCAGGCGATCTTCCGCCCGAGAAGATAAGTTAATACAGGCTGTTATTGCCAACAACGTAAAGGAACTTCATCACTCACCCAAAGACGAGCGCAAGGATATGAAGCTCGAATCCGCTTTGGCAGAAAAGGCCCTGGCTCTTGAGTCCTTTAATGAGGAGCCTACTCCTGGTGTTTATCCCGTCACATAAAGGAAGATATGAAATATTCCCCTAGTCATAAACCAACGGATTCGGCTATATTGCTGGACGTGAACGATGTATTTAAACCGTTCGTGGACCCTGTACGTACTATCCTTGAGCGCACCTGGTTCCGTAACATACTGTATTACTTAGGTGAACAGTGGTTATCCTGGTTCGAGTCCCGGAACACATTTGGAAGGCGCTCCGAGATCAACGTGAACATACCCACGCCTGTCAGCAATATGGTGAGGGATTATGTCAAAAGCACTGTAGCTTTAACTACGAATAAGAATTTCGCCACCACGGTATGGCCCAACAGCCGAGAGCAGTCTGACAAGGATGCAGCCAAATTGGCCGAGCTGGTTATACGCTGGCTCGACACGATAAATGATAATGAAGCCGAGGACATAAAGGAACTGACGGAGTTTTGGCGTACCATTTGTGGTAACGCCTTTGTACGTGTGTTTCCTGACAATGACCCCGGAAAATACGTTATCGGAAATGCTGGCGAAATAATCCCTGCCCCTCCCGAGTGCGCTATTGAAGTTGTTATTCCTTTTAATGTGGAAGTGGACTCCCTGGGCTTGTTATTGCGGGATAAGGCTTACATAGGTATAAAATCCCTCAAGTCGAAGGCTTGGGTAGAGGCCAAACACGATATAGAGTTGAAGGGCACGGAAAGTCTTGCCGAGGTAGAATACCAGAAACAACTCATGACCCTGGTCAGTAATGTAAGCCCTTGGAAAGGTAGGGGATTCGACACCTCCAACCTGGAAATCAACAGTTTGCAACTGGTGGTGTATAAAGAGATGGAATTCAAGCCCACCAAGGAGTATCCCAAGGGGCGTTACACCGTGACCGTGGGAGATCAAGTCATTGTAAACAAAGCCGAAATGCCTATACCCGTGGCCAAAGACGGCTCCTGGTATTACACGCTTACTCATTTTGTGTTCAACAACACTCCGGGCTCCTTTTGGGGCACTGGCGGTGTCGATGATCTAATAAGCCCTCAGAACACTGTGAATGAGATTGACCAGGCAATGAGTACCAATCGACGTTCCCTGGGCCGTCCGTGGGTACTGACCCCTGCAGCTCTCTCACTGAAGAGGATCTCAGCAAGAGGTCAGGCTTTGCTGGCGCTGGAGTATAATCATAGATCAGCAGGCGGCGCTAAACCTGAAGTGCAGCCTGGCACCCCGTATCCCTCGCAGATTCTGGATGAGCGTAAAATCCACAAGGAAGTCGCTCAGGAAGCTGCAGGAGATCCTAAGAACGTGCTCCGGGGGCAAACACCTGGGTCCGGTGCATCCGGTGTCATGGTGGACATACTACGGGAGACCGCCGAGCAGTCCCATACCCCGGACATTAAGCGCTTTTACCGCGCCTGGAACAGGGTGCAGAAGAAGCGGTTGATAATTGTACAGGATATAACCAAGGTTACACAGCTTATCAAGATTCCAGGTGAAGGGAATGAGATCCTCATTAGGAATTTCAAAGGGGCGGACCTTCGCAACAACACAGATGTCAAGTTGGAACTGGATAGCGGATCTTCAACCACCAATGCCGGACGTAACCAGTTCCTCATGACCTTGATAGAGCAAGGATTTTGGGGGGAGATGTCTGAGCATCCTGAGATCCGGAGAGAGTTACTTCGCCGAATGGGCATGAGCGGGTTCCCTGAAGTGGAGAACATCCATAGGGACAGGGCCGAGTACGAGAACAGCTTAATTGCGGCAGGGAATGTTACAAATATCGCCCTACCCAACATGCCTCTAAAGGATGCTGACGGAACCGTTGTACAGGATGAGGACGGCGAGGACATGCTTATGTTCCCCGATTCCTTCGATCCTGTCTTCCGGCTCGACAACCACCCGGTGCATATGCAGGTGTTGGATGTTTTGATATTTAGTCGTGAGTTCTTGAAATTCTCCGAGGAGAGACAGACCTACGCCATAGCGCACAGGGACATGCACGAGCAAGCGATGAAGATCCAGGTCCAAGAACAGTTGCGGGATCAAATGCGGCTGGAGCAAGGAATAGCGGCAGAAGCCGAAGCAATGAGCCCTCAGCCTGGCCTCAGCGAAGAGGATCTACCTACAGAGCCTGGGCCGTCCATTGGCCCTGAAGGTATACCCGAAGGGCTCGGAACAGGTGGGGGAGGAGGAGTAGCGTAATGCCTGAGAAAAATGAACTCTTGGATCTTGCCACTAAAGCGTGGAAGATGATAAAGAAAAACGTACGCGGAAGAAGTGGCAGCGTGACCAAAGCACCTAAGAAGGTCAGTAGCGCACTTATGGGTGTCCGTGGATACCGTGAAAATATGCGACAAAACAAGAGGTAAAGGAGAATTCGACAATGCCTATGTATTATAAAATGACGAGTATGAAGAAAAGCCCTAAGAAAGCCAAAAGCGATATGATGCCGGATAAGATAACGGAATATGACAAGTATCCTTATGGTCTTTCCATCAGTCTCAATTACGACTCGCTCAAGAAACTCGGTTACAAAGCTGAGGACTTCAAAGTCGGCGGAGAAATCATGCTGCAGGCCACAGCCAAAGTGGAAAGGCTCAGCATGTCCGAGAGTATGGGTAACCACATGGACGAGAACGTGTCCATGCAGATTACCGACATCTATCTCGAAATGGGCAAGGGTAAGAAAAAGACAATGAAAGACGCCATGAAGGGAAAGAAATCCTCTGGGGACGGAATGGGTATTGCCGCAGGCAGTGACGGAAACCCGAGCATGCCAAGCAACCCTCACGGGAAAATATACTAAACATCATTAAAGTGATCACTATCCTACTGTACGTGTACTTAGGCTAGTGAAAAAGGAGAGAACAAATGGCAGACTTTTATGACGATTTTATGGCAGGCAATGTGACAGAAGGCGACAATACGAATACATCCCTGGACTCCAGCGAAATAGTTGATAGCTTAGAAGGGTCCGATGGAATTTTTGTAGACAACGGAACAACTGAAGATACAGTCGTTGTCGATGATACCAAAAGCGCCGCTGAAGACGGGAAAACTGGTGACGAGTTACCCGCCGAGGACAGCGACGCAGTTAAAACCGAAGACAAGGGGCAAAAGTCGGATTCCCCTACCGACAACACAGACGAAAAACCTTACGACCAAGACCCGAAATGGCTGGCCGCAAGAGCTGCAGAAAAGAACCTCACAGAACTTTTAGCTAAACATGGCTACGAATCTGCTGAAGATTTATCTGAGGCCCTTGAAACCGGACAGTCATTAAAGCAGTTGTTAGGTGACAAGGACGCGAATGAGCTGGTTGCAGAATCCAAGCAGTTGAAAGAAATCAAGGATTACTGGGCTACGCAAGACGAACAAAAAACAAGAGAAGGCGAAACCTCGGAAGAAACAATTGATAGGTTGGAGAAGCGCAATTTGGACCTGCAGAATAGTAATACGCAGGAAGACTTGGCGCGACAAGAGCAACAGGACAACATGCGTGCTCTTGACAATTACAACTCCACCATCGTAGATGTGGTTGACAATGTTGAAGGTGCAAGCGACACAGAGAAAGCCATGATGTCCTTGTTACTGGGAGTCAACAATCCTGCCAATGAAGTTGACATCGAGAAAATTGGCGATGTCAAGAAAATGGCAAGCGGAAGTGTTTCTAAGTTCCAGGAATTCGTAAACAATATAAAACAAGAAGCTATTGACAGTTATGCCAAAGGGCAGTCAAAGATTACCCCGATGGGAAAGTCTGTAGGCACCGATGTAACGTCGGTCAAGACGCCTAAGACAGATCCCAATGCGAGTGTCGAAGATGTGTTCGACGCAGGTAAGAAAGAACTGCTTGAGATGATTGCCAGTAACGTTGATGAAGGTATGTAAGGAGAAAGAAAGTGGCAACTTTAGATACAAGCGCTATTGCGTTTCAGCTTAAAAGAGTCTATGGGAACAAAATCACGGATCTGTTTAACCGTCAGCCCATGACTTATAATTTGTTTTCCAAATCGAATCGAAAAGCCCAGGTCAAACCTGCAGGCGCTGGATACTTTTTCAGTGTGCGTCAGGGAGCCATCGAGTCCGTTGGTGGTAGAGCTGAAGGGACTTTCTTGCCTGAGCCTATCACTGGTGACGGTGTGCAGGGGACTATTTCCCCGAAATTGCTTTATGGTGTTCTGCGACTTTCCGGTCTTGCTATTGAAGCTGGTAAAGGCAACTTGGGTGCGTTCGTTGACGCTCAGGGGGACGCTGTCATGGATACCTACAAGGCGCTTATCAGTGACTTGAATAGGCAGTGTCACGGTGATGGGTATGGTTTGCTCGGGACTTTGAGCACCACGTCTGACACTCTTAGCACTTCCACGACTTGGACCGTCACAATGGACAATGATCGCGGCACCCGATATGTACGTAAGGGTATGATCGTGGATTTCTTCGAGTCTACTGCTTTTGATCAGAGTTCTGTTGCATCCAGAGTCTTCAGTGTTAATCCTTCCACAAGGGTTGTCACGATGGAGGCCAATGCGAGCACGTATAAAGCCAAGCATCCCTTGGTAGCAGCGCAGTCCTACACTGTCTCTGCCGCTACCATTGCTTCCGGGGCTGAGATGGTTCGTTACGGTTCCAGAGCTGCAGTGCATGCAACCACGAACGCTTCCTACGAGCTTACCGGCCTTAATGGTATGTTCGATGATGGTACCTTGCTCGCTGCTTTTGAAGGTATCACGGTATCCACGGACGCGGAATGGAAGGCCAATATTCTGGGGAACTCTGATGTGAATAGGGAACTGACCACGGACCTTATGCTTTCAGCCATTGATACCAGTGCGGCGCGATCCGATAGTGATGTCGGAATGATTCGACTGGGCCTCGGCCAGAGACGAAAGTATTTTGGTCTCCTGGAGCCTGATGTACGGTATGCACCTGGACAGTATAAGGGTGGATACGAGAAGCTCACCTTCTCTCAGAACGGCGCGATTGAGATGGTTGTTGATCCTTATACACAGCCTAATCGTATGTACTTCGAGCCCAATGACGCGATCAAGAAATACGAGCTGACCCCGATTGGTTGGGGTGGGTTTGATCCGAACAGGATGCACTGGCGGCAGGATTACGATGAGGGTACCATGTACCTCCGTACCTATGCCAATCTCGGTGTCGAGAAGCGGACAGCATTGACTCTGCTTGACGACCTTACCGAGCCTACCAGCGCACCTTGGTAAAAACAATTTAACCTAGTATCCTGGCAGGCGAGTACGAGACAAGACGGAGTAATAACAATTGTTCTTGTCTCTTTCCTCGCCTGCCAGGGGCTAACTATCCTAAAGGAGAAATAACAAATGATTAAGAAAAGAAATTTAGACCCAAGTTTGATTAATTGGATTATGGGTGAAGCAGGCATGGGGCCTGGTTTGGGTGACGTGAAGTATGTTGCTACTGCCACATCTGCCACTAATCAGCATAGAAGCTGGCTAGAGTCCAATGGGGTGAAGAGCGGAAGCATTTTCACGACACCGGCTCTTGCTGAAAATTCTTTGACGGCTTATCGAAATGACGTGGTAGTAGTGATGCCAGGAACATACACGTTTACATCGTTGCTGAATTGGGATAAGAATAATACTCATATCATCGGTTCGCATTCTGCCTCCCCCTGGTCTAACAATGTGACCATTCAGCATTCGGCAAGTACAGCAACAAGTCCGTGGTTTACGTTTGCCGGTAATGATTGTTTGATCAAGAATATCCATTTTAAAAGTGGGGGATCTAACGCTGCTCAGCATTACAATATCAAAAACACGGGAAGCGGAAACCACTACGAGAACTGTTGGTTTGAAGGTCCAACTAACGGTACTCAAGGGCAAGATACAGACGTTAACAATGTGTTGATCGACGGGGGCGGAAACTACTTCAAGAGCTGTATTTTTGGAACAACTGCCCACAATACCATGTCTGGTGCCGCACAAGTTGGGTGGACTGGAAGTGCTTATAGAAGCACATTTGAGGATTGTCTTTTCTTCATGTCTGTGAACGCTGTAGGCGGAAGAATGCTAGATTGTGGGAAAAGCTCGTCTGATATTTCTGGGCCACAGTTTTTCAGGAATTGTATGTTTACTGCTTGGTATGCTGGACACGCTGACCAGTGTACTGCCTTAGTTTATGACAATAACAAAGCAGGTACAGGGCAGCTTCTCTTCGATCCTAACTGTATGTTTGTAGGCTTCGACAAGATTGTCACAGGCGGATCAAGTCAAGCAGCTACCTATTGTGGGCACCCGTTAACTGCTGCTCATGATGGAACTGTTGCAGGTTTGATTGAACGACAGACTGGATCTAATCCCTAATCTCTAAACTTTTAATAATAGTATTGAGGGGGTTTCGGCCCCCTCATAAAAGAAGGATATAAATATGGCTAAATGGTGGGAAGAGTTGCCGGATCTATTACAACCACACGATCAATGTAATGGTACAGGATTAATTAACGGGCAACCTGACCTGGACTGTGCGGGAACAGGTGAAATACCTGTATTAAAACACTCACACACTCAGATAGAATTTTTTGTTAAGTACGCGCTTTCTAGGATACTCGCTATTGAGAGTAAACTGGATACACTGGATTCTCAACTAAATAACCTAGACACACATTTAGACGTTATTGAGAACAAAATTGATGCCTTACCGTAAAGTGATTATAGGTTTGGGTTCTGGAAGATGTGGTACAATGTCCCTTCAACGCTTGCTCAATTCCCAGGGGAACTCTAAGGTTACGCACGAGAACTTACCTATACCTTGGGATAACGAGCCTGATGTAGCGGAACAAAGGATTGAGGAATTACTTGAACTGGATGCGGACATAATAGGGGATGTTGGATATTACTGGCTTAATCATGTAGAACGTATGTTACAGGCTGCATCTAACACGAAATTTATCTGTCTTAAACGGAAGCGTCAAGAAGTTATTGAGTCAATGTGGGCGTTTTCGAGAGGCCTTAACGTACATCCAATTAAAGAATGGTATCGAATGTACCCTCGCTACGACACAGATCGAAAAACAGCTATTGGATTAATGTGGGACGATTACTATATAATATCTGAGAGACTGCAAGAAAAACATCCCGGACAGTTTAGAATCTGGGATACAGACGCCCTCAACAGCAAAACAGGTGTAGAGGCCATTTTAGATTTTGTTGAAATACCCAAAGAAAATCAGGTTGTTCAAGTGGGTATCAAACTTAATAAAAGAATATAAATTTTGTAAATGGAATAAAGAATGAATTTTTCCACAATAGTCAGCGGCTTCCCGCGAACAGGCACCTCCCTGATGATGCAGATGCTACACAGGGGAGGCCTGGATGTAGTGGCAGACGCGAAGAACATGCAGTCACAAGGCGCGTTTGATGCCCACGGTGACTATGAGCTTAACAACCTTGGTCCGCGACTAGACAAGATGACTAATGAGGATTTACAAGGCAAAGCCATAAAGGTGGTCGCCCCGTTTATCCCTCGACTCCCGGCAGACATAAACGCGAAAGTCATATTCATGCTGCGTGATCCAAACGAAATAATCACATCTCTCATGGCGATGAACGTGGTGTGGGAAGACGACCCTATTACCTGCGTGAGAGAGGCGCGGCAGATACTACAGGATCGTGCAATTCAAGTGTTAGATATTCAATTCCACGATGTAATCAAATACCCCCGTACCGTGGCTAGTCAGGTCCGGGACTTCGTTTTTGTCGATCTGGATGTGGACAACATGGTGAAAGCCCTGGACTCTAAAGCCAGAACTCCGAACACGGGCCTTGTCTTTTTCAATAACAACCTGGCACGTGTAGAACAAATCAAACAAAATTAGGAGGTACTACATGGTTCATACCACAGATTGGTTTCCCGGTAGAGTATCAAATACCTATCGTGACAACTATCAAGCTATCTTTACTGTTGAGCCCCTTTGTGGGGGTGATTGTAATATAGGTTGTGAGGGCGGAGAAGCTAATTGCCCTGTGAAATTGAGATTGAGATGTAACCCCGAGGATTGTGAAACCTGTACAGAGCTTTGCAAATATGACACACACAAAAGGAGGGCTCTATAATGTCTGTCTACCAGCATGCACGAGACTCCGAGAGAGACGCAATGCTCTCCACCCCGCAGGATAGAGTCGAGCACAGGGCAGTCTGGAACGGACTCACCCCGGCACCCGACACGGGTTTTGTACGCAAGTTGCGGGATTTCGACCCCACCCTGCGAGTGCAATTTAGCAGGCAACTTGGCAAATTCATCATCACTCAGCCAAGCAATTTGAGCGGTCGCACCCTGGCCGCAGTGGTGGAAGGTGAGGACTGCAACAACTCCGGCTTCCGTCAACCGGACATGAGGGACGTGCGCGTCCTGCACGAGGCGGATTTCCAGCGTAAGGCAGCGGACCAGCGCATACTTGAAGGCGAGGAATACATGTTGGGCTTTCAAGACGACTTCGACGACAAGGTTGCACAAGAGCTGCGGGAATGCACCGTAGACGATAAGATCCAACTTGTCAACACATATAACAGAGCATCGAATTCTGGCAAAGGAGTTACCGCATACAGACAGGTGACCCCGAAAGCCAAAGGCAAAGTATACAAAAACCTAGTTATCTAAGATGTGATTCAATCACCCTTAGAATAACCCAAAGGAGAAAACAATGATAGTAGCAAACTTCACACCCGATACAATTTTATGGACTCACATCGGCGTCACAGGCAGGATCAAACCTGGTGAGATCGTCGAGATGGCTGAGCCCAGAGCAAAGCACATACTCAATAAGTATGGGTCACGGGGGCTCGTTCAACTACAATACGATGACGACAAGAAAGAGAAAGCCCGAGATGCGAAGATCATTTACGAGGACTTCTGGGTCAGGCAGATCGTCAATTTCAACCAGTTAAATGAGAGGCGAAAGAACGAGAACAAGGCCTATTTGGATATCTCTCCAGAACTTGCGTTTCATGCAAAGCAGTTGGAACTTGAAGTGGTCGGACCCTGGAAAATGACCAAGGCCTCCAGTAGCAAAGAGATGGAGGAATTAAAGACCGACAATAACAAACTGAGAGACGAGATAGGATCTTTCAAAGAGCAGGTAGGTACCCTGACGAACCAGGTGGAAACCCTTATCGGCAAGATGACCAAGGAGTTTGACACCAAGGTGGGAGAGCGCGACGTCTACCTTCGACAGTTCAAGAACAAGGGTGCTGCAGCTTTCAAGGCCTGGGTCAAGAACACGAATAAGCAAGAGGAAATCAAAAAAGATTGGCCCGTTGAAATGCAGAACGAGATTATCGCAAAGTGGGAGTCACACTTTAAAGAGGACAAACTCCCGTTTGAATTCTAAAAGGAAAACCATCTATGGACACATATCATAACGCCTACCAAATTATGTCTGATGTCCGAGAGAACTTGAATGAGTACAGCACTGCTTATGTCGAGTCAACTGACACAAGCGGTCTGTACTCAAACAGCTTTCTCCTTCAGCAGATTAACACCGCACAAAAATACATCACTTCCATGCTCATGAAGTACAAGCCTGAATGGTTTCTCACGTCCAGTTCAGTCGCTGTGACAAGCTCCGTCATTACTTTACCCGGAAACTTTGGATACGTGAAGGAGCTGAAGGACGAGAACGGTTACAAGGTAGAAGCGTCCTCCATTCAAATACTGCCTGTCTCAGGAGGTACAGGGACAGACAATATGTATTACCATAAAGGCAATACCTTCGTACTCAACAAGTCCGGCGTCAACAAAACCTACACACTATGGTACATCTCCAAGCCAAGAGAAATCCATCATGGAAAAGCCACGGCAGGGGATGCTTTGTCTATAACTCTGGCAACAGACGGCAAACTCCTCGCGGATTATTATAACAGCATGACCATTGAGAACCGCACACAGGCTTGGGTAGATGTCATTGACGATTATACGGCTGCGCGAGTTGCCACGATCACTGAGACAGCGTCGGCGAATGACTGGTATGGACTAGTACCTGAACTACCTGAGCCCTTTCACCACCTCATTGCACCCCGAGCATCAATGACCGCCAAGGCCAAGCATCCTGCAAGTCAGGAGAATCCGACAAAGGATGAGGTCGCGGATTGGATAAACGAAGTCTTTGATACTTACAACGCCTGGGCCGGTGCTATGGGAGATGAGAGCCCTGAAGACATCTGGACTGATTTTGGTATGTCTGCCCTTGACGGGATCACCATCCCTGATCAAGGTTATACTATTTGGTAGGAGACATAAATGCCGACAAGAGAACTTACAAACGCTAAGACCGTACCTTTCCAGGGCGGGGTCAACACGTATGTTGATCCTGCCTTGTTACCCTTTGGCGCATACTCGGAGGCCCAAAACATTCGGCCCCTGCGTCCCGGCTTCATCAAGCGCCCCGGTCAGATCAAGCAGCATTCCACAGCAGACAGCACAAATAAGGTACTGAACATGTACCAGTTTCGCAAGTCTGAAGTGGATGAGAAGCATTTCTATGCTCAGATGAGCGACGGTGACGTGCTTGAAGCTACCAACGATCCGCCTGCAGTCACTTCCGGCGTCTTCGGTTCCGAGGTGTATAGCGGTGGAGCAAATCAGATCCCCGCCTCTTGGACTGTGATTAATGATATACTGATCCATAGCAACGGCGTGGACCAGCACATAAGCTATGGAGGCAATACCTCCTATGTGACAAAGGCAGTGGTGTGGGCCGAGACTACCGCGCTCACAGATGTACCTGATAAGGGTCACGATTACAGTGTAGAGGTTGGCGTGGATGACAGTACCAAACTGGTGATACTTGACTCACTCGGCACCAATGCCAACAACACTCTGGCAGTAATGACACCTGTACCCGCCAAGTCCTTCACCTTCGATCTGCAGACTCTCAATGCTAATACTGTCACTTTATCCTCCGTGAAGTACAGGAAGAACGACAACACATTCACCGCTGTGTCCGGTCTCAGTGACGGTACGGAAACAGGCGGCGATACTACAATGGGGGTAGATGGTACCGTGTCCTTTACCGCACCCTCCGATATCATGGGTACCAACATGTGGGGGATCTCCGGTTACTGGTATTTCTTCTATTTTTCCGGCGCAATGGATTCAGAAGTGGAAGTCAACACCATCAAGTATGATTCCACCTGGGAGCCCATTGTCAACCTCTGGGACGGTGTTGCAATTTTCCCTGTGGAAGTCTGGGTCGAGGCCGATGCTGCCAGCAAATACAGTGTGTATGCGGCTGCATCTGTACAGCTTGATGCCCTAGCCTCTGGGCGCAAGATCCTATTATTCTGTACAGATCCTGTTGACGGAATTTACATCGACGTAGGAGCTAATCCTACCACCGCCGCAACTTCCTTGACCGCTGTCAAATATTTCAATGGGACAGCCTTCGCGGATGTGGGCACTGAAAATGACTACACATCTGGCATGGCAAACAGTGGGTGGATCACATTCCCAAGGCAAGCTACAGTACAGGCCTTACAATTCGAGACCTCGCGTTTCTATTCCTTCGTGTATGAGTTGACATTTAGCGCAGAGTTAGCCGCTACCATGAACGTGGAGTTTCAGGTACGCCCCTACTTTGACATAGATGATCTGGGAAAGAGCCAAACATCTTGCGCCTGGAAGGACCGTGTATCTTATTCCTTCAACCGCTATGGGCAGTTTGCCTATATCTCTGCAGCTGGACTCCCTTTGGGACTCAACGGTGACGACTTCGGCATTGTCGAGGCTGGAGACGGGCGAAGCAACAAGATCGTAGCACAGCGCAGATTCCACAATGAACTCATGGTATGGCAGGAAGAGAAAGGTGTTGAAGGGGGTTGCATCACGCTGTTTGAAGGCTTAAACCCCTTCACATACGGTAAGCTCCTTTTGTCCTCTAAGATTGGCGCAATGAATAACAAGTGCGTGGAGATAGTGGATGGTGTAACTGTGTCCACACAAAGCGATGAACAGATCAAAACCCTAGCCTTCTCATTGAGCCGATATGGTTTGGCAGTTACGGATGGCAGTATCGTGGATCTTGTGAGCGATAATATTCACAATCACTTTGACACCACCAACACGACCGACTGTATCCGGCGCGGTTACGAGTCCGAGATGTGGCTGAAATACGACTCCATTTACAAGGTACTACGCTTAGGCCTGGTGACTGGCACATCGGCAACGGTGCCCAATACCTTTCCCATATATGATCTCATTGACCGGGTATGGTATTTTGACAAGATCGAACAGGAACTTTCCTGCATAGAAGAGGTGGAAGCAGGCAGTGGCGACGTTATCACCGTCTACGTGGGGGGTGGAGTGGACGACGGCACCATATACAACCTCAACAGTGGCCTCAACGACGTGTCCACTGCAATAAGCTCCCTGGTCACTCTGGAGCTAGACGGGACTGGGGAGGCCGTTACGCTTTGGGATCTGATTGTGCGGTGCAAGGCGCAGGCAGCAGGCAGCTTAAAGTTAACCATTAAAGCAAACAGTATTGCCAAGGTGAGTGACAAGCTTCTCAGCATGGTTGCCGAGATAACCAATCAGACCATACGCAGGCATCGGATGAATTTGAACGTGCAAGATCCACATATCTCCATTACGATCAAGCACGATACAGTCAGTGAAACCGCACACTTTTTTGACTTGGGGGTAAATACTACACAATGGACACTAAGATAAAAGCTATTGACGTCACGAAGCCCTGGATGAGAAAGGTAATCCAGTGCCACAAAATAGAGAACACGGAGAAGGCAGGACAGCGTCTCATGAAGGATGCGAAGTTTGACAGGGTAACCCGCGCGGAGAAACGAGATGGGAATAAGAAATAAAGGAAGAACAACAACTACCTCCACCCGAGAATATGGGAGGAAATCCTATAAAGGTTCTCCCAAGCAGAGCTATAGGGGGCTGTTTAAGGCTGTTACTAATTACGCTATGTATGAGCGGATAGTAGAACCTCACTCGGAGTTTATAAAGCCCTATCTGACAGGCGGTAACTACCAGGCGATGGAACATTTTTATCCACCGCCAACTACGAAGTTTAATCAGTACGGATGGAATTCTTACGGAAACATGAGCTTTAATGGTTTTAACTACCCTAACTTAGCTGGACCGGAATTCTCCGGGTCTTTCCCCGACGATACAAAGTTAGGTTGGATAGGGTGGTATATCACTGGATGCTCTATGGATTGCCCAATATTAATCCGTGGCGATGCCTGTGGTACAGAGATCTGTTGTACTCTGACAGCTTTTCAGCCTGTATCTGGCGCTTTTGTCCAAGGAGGGGATGGGGTAGCCCTTACAAACTATGATGCTTTTAAAGTTTGTTTCAAGGTAGCCGCAGAAACTTCTCAAACTTCTGTGGTAGTTGGGGTAGCCACACGCCCAAAGTCTCGTACACATACAAAGAGTGGTTCATGTACCCAAACAATAGGCATAGACTGTTTTGATCTTTGCGCCAATCCTACAGCGCTGACTATTGATACTGGCACAACTGGAGAAACAATAGCACCAGGCGGTACGTCCACTGTAGCTGTACTTGGGGGTGTCGGACCTTATACGTGGAGTGATCCAGGCACAGGTTATTCTTGGGATAATGCGACTACGGATGGCCTTTCCAATACCTTAAATGCTGTGGCAGAAGGCGGGGGTTGAGGCGTCGATTACGATGCTGTTGCAGTTGTAACAGTCACGGATGTTTGCGGCCAGTCCCTAACTGTAAGTGGGGATAATGAGAATCAAATACGCAACACGGGTGGACAGTGGATATTTCAAAGCGATACTACTTGTGAATTATCTGGAGCCGGAGTTGACTTAGGTGGTGAAAACTACGAATATATAGCAGGAAACCAAAGACAACAACAGAATACAACTGGGGCGTCTTGTGGGTTTGACCCTGCAGACTGTGGTGATGTAGCGGGGGATTGTCCTGTGATTAATGCCGCTGCTTTAATAGCTGCCAACTATGAAAACTGTGTTGATCCAGCCACAGAGCGTTGGCCTTGGATTTGTGAAATCTCAGGTTCAGGCATTATATATTCTTACTACGCAGCCACTTTAAATTCACTTAATTTTTACCTGTGGGGATGCTAATGGACAGGGACATAAACAAAACAGAGATGGATAAAATACTAGCAGCTTTCAGTATATCACAAATACAGGACTCTCTAACCATTTTTGACTGGTTGACACAGAAAGAGAAAACTGTTGAAGATCTTCGCAGCCATTTAAAAATAATCCTTTCGCATAAAGACGACCTCAAAAAAGCCTTGGGAAGAGCTAAACGCCTTCCACTTAAGAAGTGCCCCAACTGCTCAAGTCAGTTACAATCTTTCCAGGTAAATCACACACGCTGTACGCAGGTTGAGGGTGATTACAACATACAATATATATGCCCAAAATGTGAGTACGATGAATTTGATAAAGTATAAGGAGACATGACATGGGAATAGAAGTAGGAGTAAGTAGATACCTTGGACAAGGGTTCTCAGGGGTAGGTTCTTATGGAGGCCAAAAGCCTCCGCCCAAAGACTTCAAGCGTACACCAAAGAATAGGGTTCCTGTTACGAAAAACGAGGGTATACCTAAGCCGGACACTGTAGTAGAACAGCCTGAAACTGTAGAAGGAACAGATAGAGAGGTCCGTTCTGCGCCCAATATCAGATATATAGACTCCCTTAGTAGAGGGGGGAGTGAAACCGCTGTAATAAGAGACAGCTCTGGCAGTATTAGAACTACCAGTCGTGGTAGCACTTTTACGCGTGGTCCGCAGCTTTCACTTTCAGAGAGGGTTCGCGCTTCTTTTGGTCAGATTCTACCCGAAGAAAAGAAACAAATAGGGACGTTGACTACAAGCAGATATTTACCCCCTTCAGGTACAGCACCAACGTATAAAGGCCCCACTTTTGAGGCCCCTGAACGCAACAAAGGACGTATCAGCTCCCTCCGCAGAACAGCAGCGGCCCCTGGCATACGTAAGCTACGTCAGGCCACACAGCAGGCGTTGACCCGGAGTTACTCCAACCCGAACATGCGGCGAATTGCAATTCGTGATGCCTTGGCTGGTTACGGTATGGGCCTGGAGAGTGTGATGTCCGGCGCAGATACCCAGGCACGAACTCTGTATGAGCAAGAATACGCGCAGTTACAGAATGAAGCGAATATTAACTACCAGCGGGAAGCCCAAGTAGCTGCCACACAGTTTCAAACAGCGTGGGATT